GCGGGCCGTGACAACATCTCGGCCACCGACATGAAGTGCCGCTACCTCACCTTCGCCAGCGAGTGGTGGGTGTTCGCGGCCGAGTTCGCCCTCATCACGCACTACCACCCGGAGTGGAACGAGAGCGGATTCGGGAGCAAGACTCCCGGCGTTGGACGTCCCGGAACAGACCGCGTGAGCCAGTGGAATGCGCGGTTCCCGAAGAAGCCCTAGGCGCTCTTCGCCGCGACGATCGATCGCTTGAGCCAAGAGCCAGCGGCCTCGCCGAGCTGCGCCGGAACAGCGTTCCCGAGCTGGCGCATGCTCTCCGACCATGACTCGGGGAAGAGGTAGTCGTCGGGCAGACCGACCAAGCGCGCGGCTTCGCGGACGGTGAAGTAGCGCACCACTCCGTTGTCCTTGACCATCATGTTCTCGCCACCTGGGACACCGTGCGCGCCAGCCTTCAACGCCTTCGCGGGCATGTCGAGCGGGCTTCCCGTGTGCCCGGTATACGCGCGCGCTCCCGGCTGTAGGACGTGGTTCCGTTTGCCATCGGGTGCGCCCAGACCCGCGAGCGCGTCGCGCGTGGTGACCCACGGCAGATCGGACGGCGGTTCCAGGAGTTCACGGAGCGACTTGACGCGCGCCGCATCATCCTTCGATGCCGTGCGCTTCTTGAGGCCGTGCCGCTTCCAATACTCGCCAGTCACGTACTGATCCCAGAGGAGACGGTCGCGCGAGTGCGTCGGCTTCATCGCCTGCACCGTCGATCCAAGGCGCGACGCAAGCCCGAAGATGAGCACGCGGAATCGAATCTGCGGAGCGCCGTAGTCGGCCGCGTTCACCACTTGCCAAGCGACGCTGTATTCCTCGGGGCGCGTTGCGCGCTGGAGTCGCGTCAAGTGGTCGAGATGATTCTCATCCGCGTGCGCCTCAAGCGAAGGGCGACGCAGACTGTTCGCGATCCAATCGAGGTACACCTTGAACTTCGGGCCAGCGAGGTTGCGCACGTTCTCGAACAGGAACCCATCGGGCTTCGCTTCTCGAATGGCGCGGATCGCTTCCGGCCACATATCGCGCGAGTCCTTGTGTCCCTGCTTCTTCCCGCCGATCCCGAACGGCTGACACGGCGGACCGCCAGAGATGACAGACAGCGTGCCCGCTCGGTCGGCCCATGCGATGTCGCGGACGTCGGTTTGCTCGATCGGCCACGCCGCGACGTGCTCCAGCCCGCGCGACTTGTTGTGCTTCGCGGTGGCGACGGCGGACGAATCGAGTTCCGCCATGACGACGTGGTGAAACCCCGCGCGGGACATCCCGAGCGCGAGCCCGCCACAACCGGAGAACATCTCCGCGCTCGACAGCACGCCCTTCGCCGAGCGTTGCCGAGCCGCGTGAGAGTCGATCTTGTCCTTGGGCGGTCCGTACTTCAGAACCGCATCCATCATGCGGTCGAACGCGAAAAGGCCGGGATTCATGCGATCAAGTCCTTGTAGGTCACGCGCTGTCCGAAGGAAGCGCAGACGAGGCTGTCGAGGCGCTGCATCGTGTGGCGCTTCACGTCGCCATCGTTCAGGCGAAAGGTGAACTCCGACACGTAGCGGTCCATGTGCTTCGCGCTGGCGTGGTGGTAGACCCCGTGGAGCCCGCGCTTCATCACGGCCCACACGCTCTCGATGCTGTTCGTCGTCACGTCGTCGCGGACGTACTCGTGCGCGGCGTGGGAGATCGATTCGTGCTGGAAGCCAGCCGCTTCGACCCCGTTGTATCCGGCGTGCTCGTCCGAGTGGATCATCGAGCCCGCTTCGACGTGCGCCGTGAGCGCTTGGGTGAGCGTCGGGCCGTCCGCCTTCGCGATGACGTGGGCTTTCGTGCGTCCGCCCTTTTCGCGCATCCCGACGCGACCGTCGGGCAGCGGGACGAAGCGCAGCTCGTCGTCGTTCACGGAAACACGCCGGGCTCGTCGGCGTAGTACATGCGCAGCTCGGCCGCACGGGATGGAGGAAGCTCGGCGGCCAGACGGCGGGCGCCGAGGAATTGAATCAAGGCCACCTCGCTCGTGCGACCGAAGAGCGTCCAGTCATTCGCGGCCACGCGCTCAGCGATCCACGTGGCTTCGCCTTGGCCGAGGAAGATGGGGAACTGTCGCAGCCAGTCCTGGATCGACACCAGCGCGCGCGGGTCGTTGATCTTCAAGGCCTCGTCGCTTCGTAGGAACGCACCGTAGGGCGTCGACTCGTCGAAGCGCAGGCGATCAAGCTCGAGCGCGAGGCGGGCGATGTCCTGGCGCAGCGTAGCGATCGCGATCGCGCTCTCGGCGTCTCGAGCGTTCGCGGCCTGCAGCTGCTCAAGGACGGCGGCACAGGGATCGTTCTCAGGCGCAGGCGCGCCGGCCGCGGGCGTGCGCTCTTCGCTCGACGTCCAGAGATCGACGGTGGATGTAGACGCACCCACCTGCTCAGCTGGAACGGCTGCGACGAGGGGGGTGTCGCGAACCGCGGGCAAGACGTGAGGCTGCTCGATCGCTCTCAGGAGCGCAATCAGCAGCGCCGCGGCGCCGATTCCAGTGAACAGGTAGGTGCGATTCATTGTCAGCTCCGAAGCGTCAACCGCCGAAGCCGATCGTACTGCCAGGCGGAACGCTGATCGTCGCGCCGCCCGTCTTGACTGTGATCGAACCGCCGCCGGCCGGCGCCGAATTGGTGATCGTGCCGAAGCTGCCCGGCCCGAGGTTCACCGTTCCGCCCGTGCCAGTGATCGTCGCGTGCGATCCAGCGGCCGTGTTCACGACGTCGTTACTGTCGATGCCGGTCACGCTGCCGGTCGCGTTGTTCTTGAACTCGACGGTCGTCGAGGACGTCGTCGAGCCAGTCTGCGGGTCGATCGTGATATCACCGGCCGTCGACTCGCCCGTGTTGCACACGGTCACGAGATCCTTGTTCGTGTAGCACGGGTCGCCGGGCTTCACCTTCTTCATCGTCGGCGCGGTGGTCGGCAGGGTCGGCACGGACGCCGCTTCCGAAAGGGCCACGCCGGCACACAGCACGATCGCGATCGCTGCGAACAACATCTTCATGGGTCTGTCCTGGGTCAAGGGTTGTCGTCGGCGCAGCGAAGTGCAACGCCGATTTACCAAGTGAATGCCTACGGTCCGGAACGCGCAAGGGGGGAAACTTGGAAATCGCTGCGCGCTTCGAGCGCGTCCCGCGCCTTCGTCGCCACCTTCGCGTAGTCGTCCACGCTCTTGATCGAAAAGAACATCGGGTTGACTTGTCCGCCGCCGCCGCGGCCGCCGTTGGCCTGGACGCACGATAGCAGATCGCGGATGTGCAGCTCCAGATCGGCCACGCGCACGCGCGACCGTCCCAACTCGGCCCTGATAGCCTCAAGCTTCTCCTTGAGCGTCTCCACTAGAACAGCTCCTGGCTCGCACGCACTTCGCCGCGGCCGACCTGCACGATTAGACGACGTGACGCGAGGCGCTGCAGGTAAGCGTCTCTCGTTGACCGCTGATAGCCGGTCGGTCCATCGAGCAGCGAACGCTCAACAGCCTTCGGGTAGTGCTGGAGCAGAACCTCAAGCACGCGCCGCTCACCCTCCGGCAGTCGCCCGAGCCAATGCTCGCGCAGCGCAGCGCCGGTCGGGAGCGGTTCGAAGTCCGAACCCAGGGCCTCGACGCCGACGGGCGTGGCGATGATGTCGCCGTGATGGTCCTCGACGAACTCACGCTCGCGCAGGCGCTGCACGTACGCGTCCCTAGTCGACCGCTTGTATCCGGTCAGGATCGTGAGCTGGTCGCGCTTCACGCCGTCGGGATACTGCGCGCAGGCGATGAGCACAGCGCGCTCGCCCTTCGGCAGCTCGTCGCGCTCGCTCACCTGGCGCAGCACCGGCTGACGCGGAACCGCGGCGCTGTTCGTGTGTCGCGGCGCAGGATCGCGGCGCTGCAGCAGGACAGGGACGCCCCAAGCCGCCACCGCACGTCCAATCGCGTCGAACATCAGCGCCGCATGCTCGCAGGCGCGCTTGCCGGCCAAGTCCAGGTCAGAGACAAGACCGCGCAGCTTGACGATCTCGCCGTCGCCCAGCACTGGGACGTTGACGCGCTCGACCTGCGGCGCGCGAGCATCCGCCTTCTTCAGCTGCAGCTCGAGCTCACGCACGCGAGCCTGGAGGTGCTTGGGGTCCGAGGCCTTCGCCTTCTCGGCCGCGGCGCGGATGCGATCGCCGAGGGCGTCGAGATCCGGCGCCGCGAGCTGCTTCGGCTCCGCGCGGCGCGTGCCGATCCGCGGCGTGGCCGAGCTGTCGAACGTCGCCGGCATGGGGAACTGCGCCGTCTTGAAGACGCGCAGGTGCGGGTGCTGGCTCATCAGGATCGCCTGCCCGTCGCGCAGCCCGGCGACTTGGCTCATCGTCGCAGCTACCTGCTCGGACGAGGCAACTCGGCCGATGTGATCCTTCAACTCCTTCAGGTCGAGAGACGACGTCGTGCGGAACGTGACGACGAGCTCGCACTGGCTGGTCACGTTCTTCGCGATCACCGCCGGGCGCTGCGACAGCCAGAGCGAACCGATGCCGCGCTTGCGCCCGCGCCTGGCGATGTCGTCGGCCGCGCCGAGCGTGACGTTGGCCTCGACGCTCATCGGCTTCTGCGGCGCGTAGCGGTCGGCCTCGTCGCAGATCAGCAGCAACGGCTCGCGGTTCACGTCGTACAGCCGCTCAAGGAACACGCCGAGGAATCGAATGCCCTTGCTCTTCGACAGCTGGTCGAGATCGATCACGAAGGAGTGCGGCGTCTCCGCGACGATGTCCGCAACCGCGGCGCCGGCGTTCTCGTCGAGCGGGATGTCCGCGCGCGGTCCGCCGATGATCACGATAGGGATCGCGGCGCGCTTGCCGTCGGCAGAGCTCTTCAGCCCCCACCAATCGTTCTTGAGGTCGATCACGCAGAAGCGCTGCCCGGCCTCGTGGATCTTCTCGGCGAGCAGGCGCCCAAACGTCGACTTGCCGGAGCCCGACACACCGAGCACGAGCGAGCGCATCGTGATGATGTCGATCGGGAGCGTGAGCCCGTCGCCTAGCTGGATCGTCTTCAAGGCTTCCGCTCCTTACGCGCTTTCTCGTTCCGCTTGCGCGTCGCGGCCGCCTTCTGGCCAGCGGTGAGCGTGACAACCTCGGGAACGGCAACACCGTCGGCGCCTGTTGCCAACTCCACCGTCGGAGGCGAGATTGGGTCTGCAGCGATCTCTGTCCCATTGCCGATCGGCATGAGGATGCCGATTCGATTCTGCAGCGCTGGCTCACTTCCGAAGCTGTACGCGCGGACAACGACGGGGCCCGGTCCTTTGCGCAACTCCAGCTCGACCCATCCCTCGCTCCCAAGCGCCTCGGCAATCTCATGCAGATAGCGCGCGTTCAGGTTCACGCGAACATGAGGCTCGCCGCGAGGAATCAGCGGCGCGAGACGAGGGAACTCACCTTCGGTGTACGCCCATGTCGGCGCACCCGAAGCGTGCGGAGCGATCACGGATCCACTCAGGCTCAGCACCGGCGGGCGCTTGTGCTTGTCTCCACGCGTGGCCTTGTGTGCTGCCTCGACAGCCTCGCGCGGGATCAGCACTTGCTTGTCTGGCGCACCCTCGTCTGCGGTCACGCCGACCACTACGGCGCGTCGACCATCGGTAGCGACAAGGCACGGGCCGGTAATCGGACCGCACCCACTCGGATCGTAGGCCACGCTCGCCATTGCGTAACGGCCGGACTTGGTTGCGCAGACTTTGTGAATCTTGCTCGGGATCTCCATGCGCTCACACGCTCCTTTCCTGAGCCTGGTACGGTTTCAACGTCGTCGTCTCGGATAGTCGCCCAGGATGGTCCTCACACTGAGGGCACCAGTAATCGTCAGTCGGCGGGTCACCGTTGGCGATGACGTCGGTATTGACGTGCACCCAAGCTGTCCCCTCGACATCCGTGCAGCCGCACGTAGGGCAGCACCAGAAGCGCGGCGCGTCCAGCTCGATAAAGGTCTCTTTACTCAACTCTTCACCTCACTCGCGAGCAAGGCGTACTCACGCTGCTCGGAAATGAGCATCGCGCGCGCGCTGCCGGCCAAACATCCAGCGGCGTCGGCCCATGTTTCAGGTGAGAGCGTCTCGCGCGGCAAGCTGTCGCGGAGCTGGCGCGCGGCAGCAATGCGCGCCTCGCGACGTTCCTTCGCGCTCTCGCGCTTATCCGCACGCGCCTGCTGCTCGACGCTCCAGCAACGGCCTTGCGCATCGATCTCGCCACGGTCGAAGGCGTCGGCCTGCGCCTCCAAGTAGCGAGCGCGCTTCTCCGCATCGACGGCGCGCACAGCGCGATCGATCGAAGACTCGATGCGTTTCTCGGAGCCGCGCCGGCCGAAACCTGCACCGAGAGGAAAGGCCTGCGCCATGCCGGCATCGTGCGCCCTCGGCCGGTTCAGCTTGTCGGCGAGGGCGCGCGCCGTGATTGCTCGATTGCGGAAGCTCATGGTGGGTCTACTTGTTGACGAGATAGGAAAGGGTTTCGACGTACAGCGTAATTCCGAGGTACTGAACCAGTGTCGTCTCGCGGTTCACTTCGGCCTGGGTCACTTGTTCCGTTGCGTGCTTCATGTCCTATCTATCGGAAGGCAGTGACATACTTCGCGCACCATGAGTAATTGCAGGTTGAGAACATCGGCGTGGCTCACGTTTCAGCGGCTCCGCTTGCGGCGCTTCCGCTTGGGCGTCTTGGCGATTGCCTTCTCGACCGCCTCTTTCGGAACGGCGGTCAGCTTGCGCGCGAGCGCATCGAACTTGGACCAGCCTCGCGGCTTTCGATCTTCGGCCATTGACGGTCTCCTAGGTCAGCGACATGAAGCCCGCGCCGTCGATCCCGGTGAGCAGGCGGTAGGTCAAGCGGCGGCCGAACACTCCGGCCAGCGCGTCACGGAATCGGCCACCGTCGTTGTCCTTGCGCGCGTTGAACCGAAACACTTGCTCGGTCGTGTAGCGCGACAGGTGGAACGGCGCGACGTGGATGTAGGTGCCCTTGAGCGTGCGCTTGAAGAACGACCAGAAGTTCTCGATGCCGTTCGTGTGGACGTGCCCGCGCACGTACTCCCGCGAGTGGTCGACGGCCTCGTGCGCGAACGTCTCGCCGAGCGCATCGTAGGTGCGAGCGTCGTCGGTGAAGACTTCCGCTCCGCGCGCGACGTGGCGAGCGATCTGCGCGCGCTCGGCGTTGTCCTCGCCCGTGAGCACCACCGCTGTCACGCGACTCGGAGCGGCATCCGTGGTGCGCTGGAGCACGCCATGCACGGCCGTCTTGCCGACCGCGCCGCGCCCGTGGATGAGCTTGGCGCGGCGAGCGGCGTGCATGTTGTCGGCCTTGCCGCCGACGTATGTCGTGTCAGCCTCGGCCGGACCGTCGAACTTGGAGAAGTCTTTGGTCTCCATCGCCTTGCGGATTCGGTGGAGCATGAACCATGCTGTTTTCTGCGTCACGCCGAGCGCGCGGGCAAGCTCATGCGAGCTAATCCCGTTCTTGCAGTTGGCGATGGACCACACGGCGACGAACCACTTGTCGAGGCCGAGCGGCGAGTCTTCGAAGATGGTGCCGATTTTGTGCGAGAACTGGCGTCGGCAGTCCTTGCAGCGGAGCAAACGGCGCGTCGCAATCGCGCCGATGCGGTCTGCGCCGCACGCAGGGCAATACGGCTTGCCATCGGGCCAGCGGATCTCGGCCATGTACTCTTCGCAACGGTCGAGGTCGGCGAAGTAGCGCGCGGCTTCGAGCAGGGTGTTCGGGGTGTCGGTCACGGGTCAGTCCTCGTCTTCGTCTTGCGGGTTGCATTTCGCGCAGTCGTTCTCCAGCTCGATCGGATCGCCGTCGGAGATGTCTTCCCGCCACGTCCACTTGTAGAAGTAGAGGTGGCCGTGCTCGCATCGCGCAGCTTCGAGCGGACCCCACCAACTCAGACCGGGGCGCGTTGCAAGCGCGACACGATCCGAGTCGGTGAAGTGCGTTTCAGCCGTGGGCTTGTCCTTGAGCACGGCCACGGCTCACGTCCTCTCGATCTGCTTCTGGATCTGCTCGCACATCGCGAACACGCCGCTCTCGAACGGGTCTCGCGGCCTTTCTCCAGCCTCGTATCGCGCGATTGCGGCGCGCACTTGCGCCTCGTCTCCGATCCCGACGGGGACGCCCTCCACGATCTTTGCCTTGATGCCTTCGATGAACTGCATGCGCTTCGTTGCCTTAGTCGTCTTCATGTTGTCTCCTTAGTGGCGGTTTACTTGCCGCACGTCCTAGATACTAGCCGCACCATGCCGGTGCGCGTACTGCCTATCTCGGATTTCTTGGCCGATCGCCGTAAGTCGCGGTCCGGTGCGTCTAGTATGTCACTGCCTATCGGAAGGATGACAGCTAGAACTTGAGTACGTAGGACTGAAATCGAAGAAAAACAAACTGCCACGGAAGATGGAGGGGCGGGCCCTGGGGATAGGGCCTGGGGCCTGTTGTGGGCGGCCTGTGGGCCCCGTAGGCGCGTGCTCGCCGGCCGGGATGTAGGAGGGGGGGGGTAGGGCCGCGCGAGCGTAGGGGCCGATTGGAATGGCGCGCGGCACAGGGAAAGAAAGGGCGCGCGCGACCACCAACCTCGGAGAGAGACGGAGCCAGCAGTCGCGCGCGCCCAGATTGCTACCAGTCGAACATCGACAGCCCCGGCTGCTCGTCGCCGTCGCGATCAAAGCGCACCCAGTCGAGACCAAGCGCGCGCGCCCACGTCGCGGCCACGAACAGACCGGGCCAGCGTTCGCGTTCCTCCTCGGGCAGGCTCTTGAACTGCTCGTAGAAGACCTCACCAACCCACACAACGAACCCGAGCTCGCTTTCGTACACCTCCGTCGGCCAATCGCCGCAGGCCTCATCGGCCTCCCCTTGCGACAGATGCCTCGTCGACACAACAGCGACGCGCATCACTTCAACGGGCTGAGGAACGGGCGCGAACTTCTCGTCGAATTCAAGCTTCGCAACGATCTCGTCGGAGGCCTTCCGCGCGATCGCCGGCGGCTCGAGGAAGTTGTCAGGCACCTCGCGGCGGACGTGTTCGTCGTGTGCATCGTCTTGTCTGTGGCTCATCGATGGATCTCTCTCTTTCGATTGTCGGTTCACTTGAACAGCGAGAGCGAACGTCGCTCCCGTGGGTACTCGCGCACGATCTTGCCGTCCAGCTCGATGCCCAGCTCGGTTCGATAGCCGGCGCTTTGCTTGTGGAAGAACGCAACGCCCTGCTCGGAGCAGAGCGCGTGCATGTCGCGCGCCCATTGCTTGTCCTCGCTCCGGTATCCGGGGCCAGACTCGCCGCCGTAGATCACCCAGTCGATGCCGGCGAGATCGATCGTCTGCGCGAGCGGGCCGATCGCGGGCTCGTATGAAATGAACCGCACGGCCGCTGGGATCGTCGCGAGCGTCTGCGCGCGATGCGCGACGCGCGCGTCCTCGACGGACGTCCCGAGCCACACGTGATCCCAACCCTCGCCCCAGTCTGCGGGCAGGTTGCGCGCGATGTTCTCGGGCCGCTTCGTGAGCAACTGCCAGTCGAGACCGGGGGTCGAGCGGATCAGATTCCAGAAGTCGGCACGTCCGGCATTGATTGTCGGGTGATCCTCGAACACATCCGAGAGCGAAGCGCTGAACACTCGCATGGATGTGCCGCGCTCGAATGCTTCGCGATTCCACTTGATCGGTTTACGCCAGTACGAGGCGGTTGTGCGCTGGCGTTCGCCCTTCGGGCCCCACAACCCTGGACGTCCCATGCGTCCAGTGACCAACGCCTCTGCGTAGCAAAATTTACAGCCCGCGCTAACCTTCTGGCAGCCAATGAATCCGTTCCAGCTAAATTCCGTCCAAGCAATGATCGTGTTCTCAGCCATTTGCTCTCTCTCTTTTCTTTCGTTTCTTTCGGTACTCACGCCACCAAGCAGCTGTCTGCCGAGCCTTTACCTGGATCCTGTGACATGCACGACAGCCGCGACCACTTGCCCTCTTCATTGTATTCCCGGGAGTGAACTCGTGTCCGTGCTTGCAGTGCGTTAGTTTTGATTTCCAATTGTCGCGCCGATGATGGCAGCTGCGGCAGACGGGCTCGACTGTCTCCCAGTGTTCGCGCGCATAGCCGCTAGCGTGATCGTATTCCTGTGCACGGCGTGAACAGTCAGTGCAGCAAAAATGCTCGGGACGCGGAATCGCACCTGTTCGCACGAGATAGTTCACGCGCTCCCGAGCCTTTAGTTTCGCATCCCTCATTGCTTCGTAGCGGCCAAGACGATCCTCAGCGCCTTGCGCTTGTCGATGTGCGAAACACCGAACAGATTGCTGGTAGTCCTCTGCTCGCTGTCGTCCTCTGAATGACCACGCTGGTGATCGTGGTATTCGGTCGCCGCGTTGAGGGCCGACCACGCGCTGCCTTCGATGCCGGCGAGATTGTTCCGCTCGTTGGCGAAGTTGACCTGCCACGCGTCGAGGATCAGGGTACGACGATCGCGCAGCTTCGCCGCAGTCTTCGAATCGACGTCACCAGGAATCGCGCCGAACGTCGCATCGTAGATCGAGAGGAACAGGTCCTTCGCCTTGCTCGCGCTCAGGTTCGTGCGAACCATCGCGTCGACCTGCTCACGGAACTTGTTCGTCTCGACCGTCATCAGGCCGAGCGCCGTGCGCGCCGTCTTCAGACGCTCCTCGGTCGTCGTCTTGCCGAAGTGAATGAACGACAGGCCCTTCGCCGCATCCTTCTCCGACCAGCGGAGCGTATTCGCGCACACAACGCGAACGCTCGTCGGATAGATCGCGAAGCTACCCGTACCGCCGTGGCCGTTCGTCAGCAGCGTATAGACCTGCACCGCATCGTCCTTGCCGGCGATGATCGGGTCGGGGAGCTTGAGCAGCGCGAACACCGTCTTGCCGTCGCGCAAACTACCAGCCGTCTCCAGCTTCAGGCCTTCGCCGCGCAGGCTGTCACCGAATTCAGCAAGCTCCATGTTCTCGACCGAAGGGTAGTCGTCAGCGACGACGCCGAGCACGCCGAGCGTGTCGTTGCGAATCTGCGCCGCCTTGCCGCGGACGTCGATCGTAGTCCCATCGGGCATCGTCGCAGTCAGCGGGGCGAGGCTCGTCGTCCAGTCCAGGCCGACGCGGCGGAAGCCGTCGACGGCGGACAGGCCTTCTTCGATCTCGATCCCCAGGCCGTGCCAAGCGCGCTTGCCATTCTTGCGGGTTTCGGCGAAGCGATCCGTTGCCATGATTTCGTGAGCCATTGTCAGTCTCTCTCTTGTCTCGTTTCAGGTTCCAGGGGGAACCGTTCCCCCCGCAATAAGTGTATCGGCAGGAGCGTGCGCAGGCCGTAGGGGATTCGATGAAATACCAACTTGGCTAGGGCACGAAAAAGCCCCCAGGCCCGTATGGAGCCCTGGGGGCGGGGGTGGTGTGCAGAAACTTCCTATGCGGCGGCCTGGGGCGGCACTGGACGCGTCGGCAGGTTGGAGGCAGCGGGCTTGATCGGCTCCAGCCGCACGCCAAGGTAGCGCGCAGAAAGACCCCTGGATGACTCGGCCAGCTCGACCACGCGGAACCCGTGCAGCTCGGCGCAAGCGATCATTCGAAGGGTCATCACCTTCGCCAGTCGCAACTTCATCTTGTTCGGCATCGACGTGTAGAGCTTCGCGAGCCCGAGCAGCTCGGCCTCGGCGAGCGTCAGCGGCCGCTTCCGAACGCCGTGCTCGCCGATGGTCAGGAACACGGTGCGCGCGATCTTCGCGCCCTTCAAGATCGCCGACCAGTGCGCCCACGGACTGCCGTACGTGTCAACGTCGATCACGTTCTCGGACAACCCAGCCTTGAGCAGCTCCACGCTGTCAGCGTGCACGCGCCCTGCCTTGCGCTTGAGATCGCAACCCCAGTACGTCGCGACCTTGTACTCGTCGCGCAGGTTCGTCCAGATCACGCCACTGCCCTGGCACGCATCGAAAACGCGCGGCGGTTCATCAGCGTGGTAGCGCTCGAGAAAGTAGCGGCGCAACGACAGCTTGCTCGTGAGGTTGTCGTTGTCGGTCATCCGCGCTTCCCGTCGGCCACTTCGATGATCGCGCCCTCGATGCCCTGCGCCTTCTCGATCATCATCGCAAGGTCGCCCATGTGCGCGACGGGCACACCAATCAACGCCCAGGTGAACTCGATGGCCTTCGGCGTCTGCAGACGAGACACGGAGTCGCCGCCCTTCGTCAGCGCATCGTCGAAGCCGGTCAGCGTCAGATCGAAGTTGAGCGCAGCGAGCTCGGCGAACTCGAGCGCCAACGTCTCGCGATCCCAGCCGGCCTCGAGCGCCAGCTTGTTATCGGCGATCACGTACGCACGTTGCTGAGCATCAGTCCAGCCGACGGCAACGATCACCGGCACCTCACGAATCCCGAGCGACTGCGCAGCGAGCACGCGGCCGTGACCGGCGATGATTCCGCCGGCCTCGTTGACGAGCACCGGGTTCGTCCAACCGAACTCGCGGATGCTGCGCGCGATCTTCGCGACCTGTTCGTCGGAGTGCTTGCGTGCGTTGCGCGCGTACGGGACCAGGTCGGCGACCTCCCTCGTTTGGGACTGAGTCGCCGGCCAGGGGTTCGTCTGCTTCTTCACGCGGGGCCGTCTCCGGTCGCATTGAACAACGGGCCGGGACCGAACCGCTGATCGTTGATCTCCTTCGCGAGCGCGTCCTCGGCATCGGTCAGCGCCTTCTTTGCCGACGCCGCGCTGCGCTTGGCGACGTCGTGCACCGCGCGCTTGCTTTCGATCGTGCGCTCGAGCCGGTAGATCGCGACGCAGCGCTTGCGCGTTTCGGCTTCGCTCAGGTTCTTGACGTCGACCTCCTTCGGCTTCTCCTTCGGAGTCGCGACCGCCGCGCTCGCCTTCGCAGCCTTCGTAGCCGCGGCCTTCTTGCCGGCGGACAGCTTCGGGTCGGCGGGCGCGGTTTTCGCAGGCGCCTGGGTGGGTGTCTTCGTCGCTGCCTTCTTCTTCGTCATCGTTGCTCGCTGGGGTTGGGGGTTGGGATTCCTGCGCCCCTTTTACAGCGGGGTGCGGCGACGAGGCAAGGCGCAGCTCATGCAAACTCTCGCGCCTCGCCGTCCTCGATCCAGATCCCCGCGCGACGAACGCCGGTCACGGGATCGGGCTCGTCGACCAGCTCGAGCCACAGCTGGAACTTGTTCGCGAGTGCGATCTCTGCGAGCAACGCCTGGCTCTGGCGATCAAGCAGCGACCCCTCGCGGACGAAGATCGCACGAATGCGCGGCGCGCCGGCCATCGATACGGCCGCGGCAACGCGCAGCTTCTCGCCCTGCGATGCCTGCTGCAGCGGGATACCGGCGAGCGTGATCTGCTTCTCGTCGGGATCGTAGGCCATACCGGGGATCGGAAAAGCGACGCCGGCGAGCAACGCCGTGATCTCTTCACGCTTGGCCGCGAGCTTCGCATCGACGGCGCCGTGCGCGGCCACAGCGACGTTCGCTTCTTCGACCGTGCCCAGCATCTGTTCGCGCCGGCCGGCATAACGGCTGGCCTCCTCGTGCGCTGCCAAGGCCTGCAGGATCGGCAACGTCGCGATCAGACCGCCCATGCCGTCGAGCGCGCTCTTCGCCGCGGACCACGCGCCGCGCTGTGCCTCGATCTCCTGCTCGAGCTTCAAGATCTCCTCGCGCAACCGCACGAGCCGCGCGCTCGCTTCTTCACCGCGCGACCTGGCAGCGGCCTGGGCCTGGTGCTGCGCATCGATCGCCGCGTTATGGTCCTTCGCGCGTGTCAGCTGCGTGGTCAGCTCCTCGATGCTGCCGCCGGCTGGAGGCGGGGGCAGGCCTTCGACCTCGCTCACCATCTGCGCCGCGGCCTTCGAGAGTCGATCCGCGTCGCGCCCAACGTCGCGCCGCTGGTCGTACAGCCCCTTGGCGTCGGACTCGAGGGCATCGAGCTGCTCAGCGAGGCCGAGCACTGCGAGCACGGTCTTGACCTGGTCCTCTGGCTTCATGTCCAGGAACGCGCCGGGATCCGCGGCGAACCCGACCAGCTCCTTCATCACCGCCGCAGGCGACGCGAACGGGGTGCCATCGGCGCCCTCGACGGACAGCCGGGCCTTCGCCTTGCCGGCGCTGTCGCGGCTCCAATGCTGGCGCACGACGAGCAGCACCTGACCCGCCTCGTTGGCGAGCTCGACCACGACGTCGGAGCTGTGCTCGCCCTGCGTGATCGGGAGCAGCGGCCGCTCGATCCCGAAGGCCGATAGCATCGACTCGATCGTCGAGGACTTGCCGTCAGTGTTCTTGCCTAGCACCGGCACGAGGCCGATCGGGCTGGGGGTCAGGTGCGCAGCACGCAATCGCTTGAAGCTGTCCACGGTCAGGCGGACGACGGTCATCGGATCGGTCGGAATCTCGGGCATGGTAGAGGGCTCGATTGAGGGTCGTGGAATGGAAGGATGGCTCAAAGTGTAACCCGCCGAACAGGCTCGAAACGGTCCGCTTGAGTCATCCTCGCGGAGAGCGTTTCGGGGGGACCGGCAGAAGGGGAAAACCCGGTATGGAAAGAGAAGAAGAATTGACAGGCGCGACGCGCAGGCGTACGCGCGTGCGCACGCGCGCGCCTGCGCTCCGCGCGTGGGTGTTCCTTTCGTCTTTATGCGCGCGAGATTCCCCCTCACGTTAGGCTGCCGTTAGGTAGGCGTCCACGTGTCCCAGCCCGGAGCCTTTGCCCTCGTCGGCCTGCCGGTCAGCTCTCGCGAGAATGTCCAGCGCAGGCGCCCGCCGTTGGTCTGCTCGACGTCGACGGCGAAGCCCGCTGCCTCCAGGTACGCACGGCCGTCCAGGAGCCTCTCCTGCAGCTGCCCGGCCCGCAGCGAGCGTTGCACCGAGTCAGGGCCGTTCATGGCCTTAGCGGAGCTCCTGGCGAGCCTGGCGAGCTGCGTATGCCGAAGCGGTCCCAGCACCTCGATCCCGCCGGCGGGGTCCTGGACGTACTTCCCGTCGAACGACTTGCGGAACTCGGGCTCGTCCGGGTCCTTCTCTGCCAACTCGGCGCCGTGGTCGAACACGTAGCTGACCGCGGTCACGCACAGCTCCTCCATGATCAGGGAGCCCAGCGAACCCTCCCCAATCGACCGGAACGCGTCGGCCCACAGCGTCGCAACGCTCACCAAGGCCGCCGGCTGATTGACCGCCTCGAGCCCCGCGACCCAGGCGAGGTACATCATGCGCAGGTAGGACGATGTTCGGCCGACTCGCGCGGCGCCGAACAGGTGCTCGATCTCGGCACCCAGGCGCTCGCCGTGGTCCAGATCGAGCTGCATCGCCCAGGCGCAGCGGCGGACAGCCTCGCTCCAAAAGGCGTCGCGCGCCGTAGCGATCGTGGTCATCAACACGAAGTTGTCCCGCGGGCTGTCCTTCTCGACGTGCTTCTCGCTACAGCGCAACGTCAGGATGCGCGACGCGAGCTCGGGCTTGCCGTCGTGAATAGGCTCGATGCCGTTCATCAGCAGCGCGCCGGACACGCGCTCGAGCACGGTACCGGTATCCGTGTTGCCCTTCCGCTTCTCGCGCGCGCCCAGGTGCGTGGCCTGCAGCAGCGTCGACAGGAACGCCGGCGACACGTCTGCCGTCTCGCGGTTGTCGTCGACGGTCAGCATTTCGCGCGACAGCCGGGACGTGAGCGCGGCCGCGGTCGGGACGCTCGACGACTTCCGTCCATTGACCAAGTGTCCGACGGCGTCGATCGCACGCGTCTTGCCAGACGAACTGCCGCCTTGGATGCGCACGATAGGGATCGTGCCGATGCGCCGCAGTACCGGCAGGCACACGAGCCAGTAGAGCAGCACGAGTCGCTGCTCGGGCGGCAGCGACGTCCAGCGGAAGACGTCGAACACTCGATCGATCCCGCCGGCCGTGTCCACGTAGCGAATCGGGTTGAAGTCGGCGCCGGCGACGGCCGGCACGCGCGCCTCGCTCATTCGCGTGAGCGTGACGACGCCCGGCTGGATGTGCAGGATGCGTCCCTGCGCGTCGCCAGTCGGGAAGTAGACCGAGCGGCCTTCGGTCACGTGCGACCACGAGACGTCCTCGACGTGGCGCGCGTCTTGTCCAAGATGAAACTCGACCGCGGCGATGTAGCCACCGTGCGACGACCGGCGCGTCGTAAGCCCGCTCACGTGGTAGAGCAGGTCTCGAAACGGTTCTCCCCTGTCCATGTTCACGGCCACGCGCTCGTTCTGCCGAACGAGAATCACGCCCTCGGGCGTGACGAATGGCATGAACCCCATCGTGCGCTTGAACACCTCGGCCACGAACTTGCCGACCTGCTCGTCCGGCAGGCGCGCGTCGACGGCCTTCGCCACGTTGGCGCGCGTCTGCTCGAACGTGTCCTCGGGGTTCGGGGCTTTCTTCCCAGGCAACGCCGGCGCCGCTGGCGCGCCAGGCCTTGACGGGGCAGTCGACGGCGACGTCGGCGGCAGCTGCGGCACAGGCGGTAGCTCGCGCTGCATCGGCGGCGGGACGATCAGCGCCTTGGCAATCTCGCGCTTGGTCTCGGTCTCGGCCTCCTTCTCGAGCTTGTCGCGTTTGGGCTTCACGATCGAGCGGCGCGCCTCGGCGATCGCGGGCTCGATGTCGCCCTTCTTCGTCACGCCCTTGCCAGCAAGCTCGGCGATCAGCACGGCCGCGTCCTCGCGGTGCTGGCGCACGTCGAGGTGCGCGGCGAGCTCGATCAAGTCAGCGAACGCGGCCTGCCGGACGAAGGCGTCGTCCTTCGGGTCGACGACGATCTTCTCCGCTAGGATTCGAACGACGCTGCGGGCTTGCTGGCGCAGCTTGCGGAACTCTTCGGCCGCGCCGGCGCCCATTGCCGCAACCCATTCCGCGCCGTCGATCTTCGCGGCATTGATCTGCGACACGACCCAGTCGCGCTGCACCTGGTCGGGAATTTTCTGCTTGAGCAGCTCCTTTCTCTTGTGCGGCTCGCTTGCCTCCAACTCGTCGAGTACTTCCTGACCGATCGCCGAGAGCACCTCACCGCGAGCTGCGAGCTGCTGCGGACCTGGCGGAAGTGTGATCACGCGCGCGTCGAGGCCGCCCTCGATCAACTGACGGCCGGTTCGGATGGCCGCCCAATTGCCGGAGCCGGACAGCTCGTTGTCGAACAGGATCCACACGACGACGATCCCGTTCTCGTGACACTTCGCGACGAACCGCTCCAGGTCGGGACCGTTGAACGAGATCGTGACCGGCGACACGACGTCGACGCCGATGTGCGAGAAGGCCACGGCATCGGCGATACCCTCGAGCACGCCCACCTCTGAACCGCACGTCTTCAGCACCGTCTCGTTGAACAGGTGCTGATTCGTGATCGACGGCGACACGTACGTGTGCGTCGACGAGTGCACCGACAGCTTGTGGTACTTGGGCGGCGGCATCGGCAGCCGGCCCTCGACCTCGATCTTCGGCGTCCAGGGAGTCGCACGACCGATCAGGTAGACCGGGCGCCCGTGCTCGAGATACGGGAACGTGATTCGTCCTTCGAATCGCGACAGCAGCTTGTCGTCCTTGAACCAACCCAAGCCCGCGGATCGATAGCGCAGCTTGTTCTTCGTCGCGTCGCTCGCGATCTCCGGCAGCAGCGGCACGGGCATGAACCCGATGCGGTACGCGACCACGGTTTCAAGATCGAATCCCCACTTCTGCTCGATCCATTCGAGCACGTCGGGCCGCTCGAGCAGGTACGTCGCCGCGGCGAGCACGAAGGTCTCGAGGCCGATCAACGCCTCGTCTTCGTTGATGTCGCGGCCCTCGTTGAACGGCTCGCCGAATTGCTCGCAGAGCCAGCGCAGCGCTTCGGTGCGGGCTACGCTTGTGCCCTCGCCCTTCGACGGTGCGCGCCCTCCGGTCTGCACGTACTCGACGAGGTGGAACAGGTCGCCGCGCATGCCAGCGGACTGGCACGCTTTGCAATTCCACGAGCCGGTATGCAGGTTGACCTGCAGCGACTCGCCGCTGCTCGACTCGTGACAGAGCGGGTCCAGGTAGGCTTCGGCCCCGAGCTTTCGGGTTATCGTCAGACCGAGCCGTTGGATCAGGTCGAGCGGGTCAAGGTGTCTGCGGAGCCGGTCGTAAATCGAAGGACGGTCAGGTACGCTCATGGGGTACTTCGCAGGCTTGGAAGGATTGCGGAGCACAGTCGCGGCCGAGGCCGAGACTGGGGGCGCGCGCGACGGTAGGCGCGCGCGCCCCTTCTACTCGCTGCGCGCGCCAGATCAAACAACGGCGCACGTGCACGCGCACGCGCCTAGTGTCTCAGGGTGCCGGCGGCACAGCGGATAGTGGGTCTCTCCCGCGGGGGATCCAGCCGTGCACGAGGAACGCGCCGAACGTCTGGCGGGTCTCGCTCTTGCGCTCGTGCGCGAAGTGTGCGAGACCGGTCGCGTCGCCCAGGATCATCAGCGATTCGGCCGAGCGACTGGCGCCGGTGTAGAGCAGATTCCGGTCGTGCATGATCCAGTGCGAACTCGAGGCGACGAGCAGCACGAACGGCCACTCGCTGCCTTGGCTCTTGTGGATCGTCATCGCGTAGGCGACTTCGACGTTGCTGCGCTTCGACGATGGGACGATCACCTCGCGGCCGTCCTCAGTAAAGAGCTGCATCCCTCCCTTGGGGAATCCAAGCACGATCGCCTGCGTGCCGTTGAACAGGTCCAACTCGTAGTCGTTCTTCGTCCAGATCACGCGGTCGCCGGCTAGCGGCTTCGGCGGCTTGTTCTCTTCCGTCGGCTCCGGCGGCGGGTTGCCGAGCAGCTTCTGGCGCAGGCGCTGCAGGTGCACGTTCAACCTGTACGTGCCGAGCGGGCCCTTGCGCATCGGCGCGAGCACCTGCACGTCCCAGTCGAGATCGAGCTTGCGACCGAACGGCTGCAGCGGCTCTGGCGCCGTCACGACCATGTCGGCGATCGTCGCGGCGATCGCGGCCGTGCCCTCCTCGTCTCCGCGCTCCGTCTTGTGGATCTGCCAGACGACCGAACCCGGAGCCGAAGGCGCAACGATGCCGCTGAGGATCGCGGTCGTGTTGCGTGCGAGCTCGCCGGCCTGGCGCACGATCTCAGTCAGCACGTGGATCGCATCTGAATACTTCGTGCGAGCAGCGAGCAGGTCGCGCAGGATCGCACCGGCGCCGACAGGCGGGATCTGATTGTGATCGCCGACGAGCAGCAGCCGGCATCCGTCCGGCAGCGCCCGCAGCAGCGCGCGCATCAGCTGGACGTCGCACATCGACACCTCGTCGATGACGATCAGGTCGGCCTCGACCGGATTGCCGGCGTGACGCAGGAAAGCGAACTGCCCGGTGCGCTCGTCAAACTTCGGCTCGAGCAGCCGATGGATCGTCGAGGCCGGCCGGCCGGTCGCGTGCGCGAGCTTGCGCGCAGCCTTGCCAGTCGGAGCGCAGAGCGCGACGCGCAGCTTGCTCTCCTCAGCGACAGTGCAAACCGATCGCATCGTGAACGTCTTCCCAACGCCGCCGGCGCCGGAGACGACAGCGCAGCCGAACGACAGCGCCGCGTTGAGGCTCGCACGCTGTCCCTCGTTCAGCGGCGCAATCGCCGGCGTTGAACGCGGCCCGTCGATCGGGAGCATTCCCAGTCTCGTGCCAAGCCGCCCCATCAGCAGCTTGAAGACGTCGAACTCAGTCTCAGCGATGTACGCATCGGCAACAAGCTCCGTGCCGACCGGGCTCGTGTCCGTGTGCACCATGCCCAGCCGAATCAGCGTGTCGAGTGCTTCGAAGATCAGATCCTCGGCTTCGAGCGTGTCTGGCCGCAGCTCCTGCATGGCCGTGTCGAGGAGTCCCTCGCGCGTGGTCCACGTGTCGCCGTTGCTGGCGATCTGATCGAGGCAGAAGGCGACGCCGGCCTGTAGGCGACGACGATCGGTCGAGGCCATGCCGAGCTTCAGCGCGACGGCGTCGACCGTGCGGAAACCGAAGCGCGGGATCTTGCCGATGAGCGAATAGGGATCCTCCGCGATCATCGACGGCGCACCGTTGCCCAGGTAGTGCACGATCGTGCCAGCCTGTCCGTTCGTCCAACCCTGCGCGATCAGCGCGCCCAGCGCGTCATAGTGCTCGCGCTCCTTCGTCCAGACGTCGGCCGCGTTACACACGATGTCGAGCGCGATGCCGGCGGCCGCGGCGACTTCGGCCGGGTGCTCACGCAGGCCGGTCGCCATGTCGCCGTCGCTTGAGAGCGCGATCGCCGCGTCAACTAGCCGGCGCGCGCGCACCTTGCCCAATCCCTTGAACTCGGATCGAGCGGACAGCAGCGCGGCTAGTGCTTCCGGACTTTCGTCCATCTTCGCCACACCGCTCGTTGCGACGAACTGCCGGCCCCACTTCGGGTCGTCGTGCCAGTCGCCAACTAGCTCGAGGAACTCGCCAGCCTTTGCGAGCACGTTGCCCTTGAACGCAACGCATGCGTCGTCGACCTGCAGCTCACCGATCGAGAACCCGCTGTCGGGGTTCGCGAATCTCACACGACGGCACTTGCCTCGAATCGTCTCGGTCATCTGGATCCTCCTGTCGGCACACTTTGCCCCAAGAGGAGCGGCCGACGTGGCGGGGTTGTTGAGCTTGGGATTTCGCCCAAGCGTACCACAGTCAACCGCGCGGTAGCTTCGCCGCGGCCGCGCGCAGGAATGCACCGGCGAGCACCTGCGCCTCGGCGCGCGTGCCAGCCAGGTAGACCGGCACGGCTTGCTGCACGGCGATCTCGGCAATGAACCCGAGCACGCTCGCAGGCTTGACCTCGGACTTGTAACGACCGGCCATCACCTCGCGCACGCCGGCCTCGATGATCACGCACCGAAACTGGAACGCGCGCATGCGATCGAGCTCGCGGTAGAAGCGGCCGCGCGAGGACATGACAGTGCCGACCCAGTCGTCGAGCGACTTGCGTTCGATGCACACGCGCGACTCGAGGCCGGGCAGAGAGTAGTCGCCCGTGTCGAGGGTCTGGCGCTGGACCGTGATCCCTTGCCCTTCGAACGTCCAGGGCACCTGCTCCCGCGTGTCGCACAGCACCAGCATGCGCGCAATCTACGAAGACGCCCCCGCAAGCTGAAGCCTGCGGGGGCGCGCAAGTACCTGACCCTGGCGTCGGTCAGGCCATCGCTAGAACGGCACCCCGTCGGGGCCGACCCCTTCGACCGCCCCATCGGCCGAAGGCGGCGGCGCAAACGATGGCGCCGCGGTCGACGGACGTCCAGGGGCGGACGGCCGAGCCGGCGCAATAGGAGCCGCTGTGGGCGCGCCGGCTCCCCACGCGGGGGGCTGGGCGGAAACGGTCCCCTGCGGCCCAGGGGCAGCGGCGGGCGCGGCCTGGGGAGCCGGTGGCCGAGGAGCCGCGGGAGCAACAGCACGAGGGGCGGCCGGGGCCGTCTGGACGGGCGCAGCGGCCGCGGGCGCGACCGGGACGGCCTGGACAGGCGAGTGCGGCGGCGGCGGCGCCGCGGGAGCCGTGCCGGGCGGCGCGGACGTGATCGCGCGCGCCTTCTGCTGGTGCTTCGCGCGCAGCTTGTCGAGCAGGCCTCGATCGACTGGAGCGAACGCACCGCGGGCCTTGGGCTCGTCGGCATTCGGGTTGACCCAGTTGATGCGGTGCCGAGCCTTGTACCCCTCCTGCTGCTCGAGCTCGATGTCGCAGAGCACGTACACCGCGGGCGGCGGGCCCTGGATCTTGTCGAAGTCGCCATCCCACAGCCCGCACTCGGCGAGCCGCTTGACCGTCTTCTCCGAGAGCACGGGATCCGCGTTCGCGATCGTGTTGCCTTGCCCGTCCTTCGGGCGGATGAGGATCCAGGCGCGATGCTCGCTGTACCAGCCGGGTGGGTACTGCTCGCTCCAGCCGGCCTCTCTGCCGTGCCACTTCTGCGAGACGCCCATGCGAATCGCAAGCGCGACGCTGCCCGTCTTCTCGGACTCCTCGAGAGTCCAGCTGATCGGGAACATGCGGAACGTGCCTTCCTCTTCGACAAGCTGCTGTGTGTAGTCTTCGACGTTCATTTCGGAAATTCGGTTTCGGGGTTTCAGGGATCAGACGATGCCAAGCTCGAGCCACACCGCGCCGGGTTGCTCGATTGTGAACGGACGCACGAGTTGCTTCGTGCGCGACTTTGCGACGTGCGTGCCAGTCTCGAGCGTGGAGAGCGTGCGGCTTCCGCCTCCGGTAGCCTTGCCTTCGGACACGCTCAGGTCGTACCCGATGAAGATCAGGTGCTCGACCCAATTCTTGACGAGGCCCGCGATGTCAGCGCGGCCGCGCTTGTCGCCGGCGTACAGCTTCGGTTGCCAGCGCAGGTAGTCCTCGGCGTCGGGGTTCGGCACGACAACCGCGACATCGTGCATGATCAGGCACACGTTCAGGCCTGCGTCGGCGACGCGATCGAGATCAGACAGGAGCGCAGTGAATTCGTCGTAGACGAACTGCCAGCCCTTGCCGAAGCCGAAGCCTTCGATCGACTCGACGCGTTTGCCCTTTTCGGTCAGGCGCGTGGCGACCACGTGTTCCTTCGCCAGCTCCTCGGCGATCGTCGCCGTGTCGATCACGAGCGATCGTGCACCATTCGGCGGCGTCTCGCCGAACGATCGCACCTTGCCGCGAAGCTCGAGCCAGTCGCCGACCATGCTGCGCGTTGCCGCGATCTTCTTCGTGGATCGCTCCAAGTCGAGGAACACCGGCGCCGGCAGCCACGCAGCGAGCGTGCTCTTGCCGATACCACCTGTGCCATACAGACCGATGCGATCGCCGCCGGTCATGACGCCGGTCGTGAGCTGCAGCGGCCATGCTTCGGGGATGGTCGCCTTCGGGCTGCGAAGCGGCGCCGTCTTCGCGGGAACGGGAGGTGCGGGCGGGGGTTTCGTCATTGCTGGACCTCGTCAAGTTCGGGGTGCAAGGCTGCGCGACGTGCGAAGCCGTTGGGGGCCGTGTTGGGTTGCGGATACTCGCCGTTCGAACAGAGCGCGAAGAAGTCGCACACGCCGAAGACGTCGCAGGCGTCCGGGTTGCGAGGGAACATCGGCCGCGGCGCGTCGAAGTGCTCGCGATCGAACTCCTGCTGCGCGCTCAGCGATTCGATCGCGTCGATCGTCTGCACAGTGTCGCGCTCCGCGAGATCGAGGTCGAGCGTCGTGCGCGCAATCATCTTGCGCGCGAAGTAGAAGTCCGGGCGATCGCCGATGTCTGCGGTCAGTCGCGCGCCGTACAGTGCGGACGTTTCCATGCCCGCGGCGAGCGCGGCCTCGATCTCTTCCGGTCCGAACTTCTCGCCGAAGTACACGGCCTCGCCGCTCTTCATCAGCTCCGCGCGAAGTCGAGTCATGTCGGCCTTCACGATCGACTTCGGGCGGATCGTCGGCTTGCGCACGACGTCGTACAGAGTGAACGCCGGCGGATGGCCGGTCAGCGTCTTGAACGCGTTCGCGTAGAACGAGACCTGCGTCCCCATCCGCTGCCGCTGCCAGTACGTCGAGCCGTCGTCGATGTCCTCGCCCGACGTCTTCCGCTCCAGGTTGCCGATCTGGCCCTCGATCTCGATCAGCCCGTCAATCTGGCCGCGGCGCGTGCGTCCTTCGGCGTCGACATACTCGAACCGCTGCTCGCTTGCGTGCATCTTCAGAGCGTGACTCGCCCAGCGCCAACGATAGGCAGCGAACAGCCGGCGCAGCTTCTCGACCCACAGCTCGCCGGGCGCGCGCGCCTGGATCACCGCGTAGGCCGGACCGTCGGCGCCGGCCTTGCTCGCGGCGTCATGGGCCTTGTGCCAGCAATCGCCGACGGCGAGAGTCTCGCGCGCATCGCCGAGGCGCTCGAGCTGCTGCTGATAGCGCAGGTCGTACTCGCGCGGGCATCTTCGAAAACAGGACAGGCAACTTTGCGTGTAGCTCGCGATCGTCATGCTCGGCCTTCCTGCACTGCCTTGCAGTGCGCCTCCAGCTCCGCGTGGATCTCGGACAGGAACGCCATCGCGTCCTTCTCGTCGTCGACGATCACAAGGAACCGTTTGTAGAACCAATCCGCGGCCGCGAAGAACGCGCGCCGTGTCTCGATCACTTGCGTCTCGCCGGCGTCAGGCGGCAGCACGTACCGACGATAGACCTTGAACGCATCGTCGATCGAGCGCAGACCAGTCAGGTAATCGTGCAGCGCAGGGACTTTATTCGGGTCGATCATGTTCTGTTCCCGCACTCCGGGCCGATGCCCAACCGAATCGATTCGGGATGCGTCAGCTTGCGATTGCAGACGACGCAGCGGCCTTCGAGCTGCAGCTCGTATCCCTCGCCGAGCCAGTAGCTCGTACCGAACAGCGCGCCGGCGGCGGCCGTCTTCGGCAGTAGCTCAAGGCCAGTCTCCGTGAACCTGTATGCGCGCAGCGCCAGGTCGAGCCAGATCGCGAGCTTCTGCTCCACGCGCGACCAGCGATCGCCCCAGTGGTAACCGTCGATCGGCGACTCGATCGCATCGCGCAGCACGGACTTGAACTTCGTCCAGATGCGCGCGGTCAGCACTTCATCATCCCAAAACGCAACGCCTTGCCAGTCGGTCTCGTTGTTCGGGCCCTGCAGCAGCGCGACGATGCGCTTGCCGGCGAGGGAGGAATTCGGTCCGGCCGTGTAGAGCTTGACCGTGAAATGCCCGTGCTTCGGGTGCGCGATCGTATACGCGCCGTTGTGTAGCCGCGGTCCCGCGGGCGTTGCCGTGCTGTCGTTGCTCATGCCGCCGTCGTCCTCCTATCGATTGCGGAGGTGGGGCTGGTCTGGCCCCGTCGCGTGCAAGGGTAACGGCCAGTCGAAGAAATGCCAACTGCAAACGACGGAGCCCCCAGGGCCTTATCCCAAGGGGCTCCAGCTGCAGCAGACGCTACAGGTTGGGGTCAGGCTCCGGCCAGCGCGAGCGCGGCGAAGCGCAGCGCACCGTACAGCAGGCCGCGCCATTCGACACCGGCCGCGTCCGCGCCCTCGCCGATGACCAGTCCGCCCTTGAGCGCGAGGTTGTCGCGCGCCGCGGTCAGGAACTCGTCGAGACCCGGCTCGTTGCCGTCGATGATCGTCGCCGCACGCTCGGCACGCCCGGCTGCGTACTGCGCCATTTCCTTGCGCTTCTCTTCGCCGAGATCACCGAGGCGACCGCCGGCCTCCTTCAGCATCGTTTCGAACTCGTGGGCGATGTTCATAGTCCGGTTCCCTGCAGCGACTCGATCGTCGCGGTGAAGTTGGCGACCCGCTCGAGCAGCTCGGCTGCGACGGTCGGGCCGATTGTCCCGTCGCTGAGCTTGACGTTCACGCCACGATCGGCCCACGGACGCATGATCAGCGTCCAGGGAATCGCACGCAGCGCGGACGGATCCTTCGCGTTGATCGCGACGCTCATCTGATCAGCGGTCGCGATCAGCTTGTCGTGCGCGAGCGGAGTCAGATCGCCCTTCGTCACGCCGTCGGCGAGACCGCGATCGTAGTCGCCGCGCACGCCGGGCCACGCGAGCATCGCGGCCGGGAACTGCGCCGCTTGCTTGACCTGGTCGGACTTCTCTTTCGAAGCTACGCACGAGCTAGAGCCGGCGAACATCGTCGCGAAGAGAACGAGCGCGATCGCGATCGCGAAGAACGAGTAGAGCTGTTTCATGACGGCTTGTTTCCGTTGGTAGTGGTGGAGTGGATCCGCGCTTGGCGCTCGGATTCTGCTTCGACCTTCGCGCGTTCCTTGCCGAAGTCGGTGATCCCCTGCACCGTGATGAAGGCGACGATCGGTCCGATGATGATCCCGATCTGCTCGGGCGTGAATCCCTCGCGCACGCCAAGGAATGAGATCAGTGACGCGAGCGCCGCAGCCAGGAACTTCTTCGACTGAAGAATCGGAGGCAGGGTTTCCATGCCTTCTCTCTAGCGAGGCACACGCAGACGAGCAAGCCCGCCGTGGCGATCAGCACGCCGACTGCCAAGAACCAACCCCACAGGCAGGTTGCGATGCCGAAACAGAGAGTGCAGAGGGACATGACGCCCGCGGCCGTCAACGCGCCAACGCTCATGCCCGGCCGATGCAGCGGCACTGGCCACTGCTCCCTCTCCCGCTCGTCCCTCATGGACGTGCAATCTGCCTCGTGATCCATGTCCAGTCAACGCGCGCCGCTACCGTGAGTAGCTGACGCGAAGCTCGTAGGGATCATTCGGGCTAGCCGGCAGGTCGATCGAGTGCGCGCCGGCGACGACGCGCGACAGGCGCCGCTCGCAACTGCCGAACATCGTTGGCTCAGGAATCCGGCGCGTCAGCTCGAGCGTAGCGTAGGCCGCTGCACAGAATGTCGGCGGCTCGTTGCCCGTGGACGGGATGGGGCGCTTCGCCGTCGCGATCGGTCCGATGCGCACGACGCCGTGATTCGAACCGAGCACGAGGTCGAGAACCTCGAGCATCTTCAGGTGGTCCGCCTGCGATTGCTTGTCGTCGAGCCACAGCACCAGCTCGGCGCCCTTCTCATCGAAGTGGAGGAACCCTTCGGGGAACATGAACAGCGGCGACTCGTACCATCCGCCGTTCCGCGCGCGCACGTACGTGGTCAAGGCTTGGCCTCGGGCTCGTCGCAGTCGTCGAACGTCACCTTGATGTCTGGAATCGTGTCGAGCAGCAGCTGCCCGACCGGATGGCCTGGCACGAGCACGCCGCCGAAGCGATTGAGGTTCTTGTACGCGCAGCACTCGTTCCACGTGCCGCCGCACTTGGCGCCGGCTGGGTGCTGCGTCAGGTCGACGTCGCAGCCTGGCTGGCCGAGAACAAACGAGCAGGGCGTGTAGCCGTGCTCGAGCTCGAACCGTGTCAGCCTGCGCGTCATTGGCCCGGTCTCATCTTGTCGAGCTTGCCGGCCAAGGCCGCGAGGTCTAGCTGGATCGATTCGAGCCGCACGCGGTAGGTCGACTGCAGCGCGGCCGTATCAGCGGCCGAGTCGAGCCTTCCGGTCCGCGTTGAAATGAACACGACGAGGAAGTAGGTCCAGCGAGGAGCGTCCGCCAAGTCGAGCGCGAGCAGCGTGCCGAGGAACAGCGCGAGATCAATCGCGAGACGTGAGCGCCAGCCGAGCAGCGAACGAATCGCTAGCGGTCGAGGTTTGGGATCCATGCCCAAAAGCCTGTCCGCACTTCGCGTAAAACGCAAGTCGGGAAATCAGGGGCGCAGCTTGTCGCGCCGCAGGCTTGCGTTCGCGTGGCCCATTTCGCACAAGCGCACGCGATCCTTCCGCAACCCGAGCCGCTGCCCCATCGTCTGAACCGACTTCGTCGACTTGTTCAGCTCCAGCGCGATTTCCTGATTCGACCGCGTCGGGTAGCGAACGCGCAACAGTCTCAGCTCAAGCTCTGTCCAGCGCGGCATGGTGCGACCGGGGAATCGGCGCTTGTCTTTCGCGAGGCGCAGCTGGGTAGCCTTCGCCTCGATGTCTTCGGGTGAGCGGTCGAGGTACTGGCACAGCCAACCGGTAGAGCTGTTGCCGTAGTTTCGGCGCAGCACAACGAGATCGTCGGGGCGCCAGGGACGGAACATCGATCAGGACACGACTTCGGGGAGGAAGGCCGTCACGCCGCGACACAGCTCGCGCACGATGAGCTCGGCCATCGCGACATGCTCGTCCGTGCAGGGCGAGCCTTCGGACAGGCAGAGCTTGATACGGCGCAGGAGCATCGCGACATCCAGGTCGTTGCCGGCTTCATTCTTCATACCCTTGTATCGACAAGGGGCGGGCGGGACCTGAGAGAAATCGAGGGTAACCGGGAGGCCTTGGGACGGGGAGGGGGGAAAGAATTTCCGGCCGTTCGGCCGCCTGGGATGCTGCGTAGCGAGGGCTGTCCAGCCGCGGGGGATCAGAGGTGCGCAAGGGCTCGCGCGCCAGGGACGAGCGGGGGCGCGGCCCGAAGGCCTGGGATCGAAACCGCCCTAGCGGGCCTTCCAGTAGGAGCGCAGGCGGCCATCCGACACCTTGCCGATTTCCATCTGCCGTAGCCACCAAGCCGACACCTTCAGGATGCGGGCGAACTTCGCCACACTCGCGCCGGCGCGCAGGCGCATGAGCAGGCTCTGTTCGAAATAGGCCAGCTTGCTGACGTGCCGCTTCGGGCCCTGCTCGACGTCGGACTCCCAGCGGTTGTACTTGTACAGCGTCACCTTGAACTTGCGGGCCGCCTGGGCCTTCGTCGTGCCCTTGCGCCGGCGCAGGATCAGGAGCCGCTCGCCGTTTCGAAGATCGGAGACTCTCAACATTTCGGCGAAGCTACCATCGGACAAGAACCTCTTCCAGCAAGAACGGGGCCCCCTGACGCCTGGCAGCACTCAGAGGGCCCCGCGAGTGTGAAGGGCCAAAGGAAACTCACCCCCTCGCACTTTACGGGTCGCGCGGGAGCGCGATCTGCAGCTCGACGAGCTCGCGCTTGTGGCGCAGCGCCAGCTCCGCGATCGTCTCCGTGGCGACGTGCTCGCCGATCGTGCTCGTCCAGCTTCGTTCCAGCCCGCCGCTCATCCATTTCGTTGTCAACACGTGAGGGTCCTCCTGTTGCCTCTCGATCTCTTGCAGCCTGTCAACCACGCGAAGGTGGTACACCCAATTGAACGCTGCCGACGCGAGCACGATGCCCGCCAAGAGCGCCCACGGCGAAATCGAAGGACCACGAAGTTGAGGCACGCGGGTATTTCACTTGTGCTCGATCTCGCGCAGACGAGTCGCCAATTCGTTGACCTGCGCTTGCAGCGTCGCGACCTGCACTTGCAGCGCGCTGGTGTCGCGACGGGTGTCGCTGGCAAGCGCGCCCATGTTCGTGCGGATCTGAGCCACGTCGAGCACGACATGGCTCACGTCTTTCTGCACGAGCGCGACGTCACCGCGCAGCGAGAACATCATCGAGACGTTCGCGACGATCCCAGAAATGATCACGATCACCAGCGCGATCGACACGCTCGTTTTTTGGGTAAGGTTCATGGCTGGAGCACCACCTTGCTCGGTTGCAGACTCAGGTTGATTGTCAGCGTCGCTCATGTAATCAGGACTCCATAGGCTCGAGTGTTCGCCCCGACGGTCATCGTGGCCAGGTGCTGAGCGCCGACGTCGGTTGAGGTATGGCGAATCTCGATCGTGTCACCGACAACGATCGAAGCGTGGGGGATGGCGCCGGTCGTCAGGCCGGCGGCAATGTAGCTCGTGAACGCGCCGCCATTGATTCGGTACTGTACGGCACCGAGCGTGAATGCAGCCGACAGAGTGAGCACGTGGTCGGTCGTGTCGTCGCCCGTGAGCACGGTGTAGACCGTTGACACGATGTTCGCCAGGCGCGCACCGAACGCGTGCTTGCCGATCAGAGGCGAGGAGAGCGTCGAGATCACCTGACAGTCGATCAGAGAATCCCGGCTCACGCTTTCGAACACGTGCGTGGCGCGCACACCAAAGGTCAGGCTCGCCGGCAGCGTCGTGTTGTTCAGCGCCTGCAGGATGTCGAGCTGACGCACCGTGCCAGTCACGGCCGCGCCGATGCTCTGATTCACGAGCACGGTCACGCCGTTCTTGACCACGAGCGAGTGCGTGGTCGTGTTCGCTGCAGGGAAGTCGGCGAAGAGCGAACCGGCGTCGGTCGTCAGCTGCGAGATCTCGTTCGTGGCTCGGAAGTCGCGGCGGATGATCGCGGCGAAGAGCACGCCAACGTTCTCGCCGGAGCCGCTCGCCGTCAGGCTCACGTTCGTGATGTCCAGGCGCGAACCGTTCAGCGTGAACTCGCTCGGCGGGTAGGGGCGCCGGGTGCGGCTCGCTAGCGCGATCGCGACCGTCGTCGCGGATGCCTCCAACACCTCGTCGGTACTCGAGCGGGGCGTCAGCTTGACGTCGACGTTGTTCCCTGCAGGGAACGAGTCCGTCGACATGGCGCCGCCGAGGAAGAGCAGCAGCACGTCGGCGCCAGCGGTGTGCGGCCGCTGCGCGGAGTCGAGCACACCGCGATAGACACCGTTGAGCTGCACGTTGCCGACGCTCGAGCTTGCCGAGGTCACGAGCATGAACTCGCCCTCGACGTAGATCAGCGAGCTGAGTTCGGTGCCAAGGTCCACGAGGTCGGTCACCAGCGGGAACGCGTTCAGGATCGACGCCTGCGTGTCGGGCGACGGCGTGACCGTCAACGTCGCGAGCGGGTAGGCGCTGTCCTCAGTGATCGACGACAGCAGGCTACCGATCTTGAGGAACGAGAACCCCTGACCATTGATCGCGAACGGACCAGCAGGCGCGCCGACAGCGAAGCGTGTGCGAATGCGGAACGAGACTTCGACGCTCTGCCGGCGAGCCGCAGCCCACACCTTGTCGATCGTGGGCGATTCGGTCTCCGGGTCGCGGAGCGTGAACGCGCGCGGCGCTTCGAACACGAGCTGCTCGTCGGTCGGGAACGGCACGAGCGTATCCTGCGGCGGATCCCAGCCAGTGTTCGCCGGCGTCGCGAAGCTCCCGATCGCGGCGCGGAAAACGTCCTGCACCAGCGTCATGCGGATCTTCCCGTCGAACAGGTCGCCATAGTCGACGCTCTGGATTCGCAGCGGCAGCTTGACCACGTTGTAGTCGGGATCCGTGAACGCAATCACGCTGCCCGGCAACTGGCCGTAGGCGCTGCGATCGAAGATGATCGTCGCCGCGATCAGCGGCTGCGACAGCGTGCGCAGCGCGCGCCAAGCGAGCGCGTTCGCGAGCGCGGCATCCTTCACGCCGGCGTGCGTGATCTGAGTCGGCGTCTTCTTGCCGACGATGCGCTGATTCGCCATGTCCTGCGCGAATCCATAGGTGCCCTTGTACGAATCGCTGCGCTGATTGAACGGGATCGAGACCTGGTTCTTCGTGTCCTCCCAGGTGCTCTGCGTGTAGCTGACCACCTCGACCACGTTGTCGACCGTCGCCTGGAACACCGTGTTGATGTTGTAGTCGTCGCGCGCGAGCTTCGCCTGCCACTTGCCCGTGAACGGGTTCTGGAACACGACCATGTCGGCCTGCTGCTCGAGCCGACTCAGCAACTCGCCGACGTCCTCGTCGCGATCGAGCAGCATCGAGAAGCCGTTCCCCTCGTCGTACAGCACCGAAGCGACAGCACGGAAGTTGGCGACGTCAATCTCGGCGGGGTCGATCCCCTTGCCCCAATCCGTGCTCGTCATCGCCTCGTAGAGCACGCACATGGGGTTCGCGTCCCACGTGTTGACGCGGTGCTTGCCGGCCGGCACGGCGAGCTGATTGGGCGTGCGCCGCACCTCCCACTTCATCGGCTTGATCTGCGTGCTGTCGCCGACGTAGATCCTCTCCGTGCTCGGCGCCACGTAGCAGAAGCCGCGATAGGCGGGCGTGTCGCCGGTCACCACGGGGAACTTCTGGAACGCGGACAGGTAGGTCGAGACGGCCTGCGTGCTCGAGCCGCCATGCAGCTTCAGCGTGCCAACGAACCCGCCGCTGCCGAAGTCTTTGCCGCCGAACAGGTCAGGCTCGTCGATCGTGAACGTGCCGTCGGGAACGATCGGCGTGCCGGCCGACTCGTCGAGGACCAGGTCCTCGTCGATCCAGACTCGGACGAGGTCGTCGATCGGGCCCTCGCACAGCACCTGCTGCACGCCGATCGAATACTCGAAGCCGCGAATCACGTTCTCGCTGCTGAACATGCTCGTCTTGACCCGCTCGATGATCGGATCCTGCAGCAAGTCGCCCCACCAAACGACGTTCGGGCCCGAGAGCTTCACCGTGCCCCACAGCAGCGGCACCTTGCGCTGCTCGGTCGCGGTCGGGAACTGGAAGTCACCGAGACCTGCGGGCTTCGCGTTCTCGAGCTCGGGCTTCGGAGCAAGCAAGTCCGAGAGCACGAACAGCACCGCGTAGATTAGCAGCGTGATGAAGAAACTCACAGGACTCCGCTCGTGTAGGGGTTGAGCAGCGGGACGAAGGCGAACCCGCCGTAGTTGAGCACGTTGTCGTGGTCGTTGTGGCACGCTTCGATAGTGTGCCCGCAGCCGCGAAAGATGTTCACCTGCACCGGCGGGGTCGTAAACGGCTGCAGCAGCGTCAGCGCGTTGCCAGTCTGCGAGAGGATCAGGCGGAAGTCGTTCGTGCCAACGGCCTCGACGAATCCGCTGTTGAACTGCCCGTCCGCGAAGCCGAGCCCGACGATGCTGGTCACCGTCATAACGTTGCCCACCTGGCTGACGACGTCGTCGGCCGAGATCCTGTTCGCCGGCGACGTCTCGTCGACCTTGCACGTGTTCGGCTCGTACAGGATGTGCCCGCACGAGCTGGCGAAGCCGCGGGTCGGGATGATGCGGCCGAGGTTCGCGAGCGCGTGCCGCGCGGTCAGCGTGCACTCCTTGCCGAGCTTCGTGAAATTCGCCGAGAGCACGAAGCCGGTAAACACCGTGATGACTTCGGGCCCGCCGCCGCCGGTGTCGCCGCGGTGGTAGCGGCTGACAGTTACCGGCACGCGCACACCGGGCAGGATCCCGAGGAACCGCTGCGACAGGTCGTCCGACGTCGGCAGAATCACCTGAAAGTCCGTGTTCCGCTTCTGCGGGCCGTCTTCGATGTTGCCGCGGCGGATCGGTTTCGGCTCGTACTCGTTCGCGCCGAGGATGATCACGTCCTCGGCTGACGTGTAGCGGTACTGCACCGACCCGACGGTGAACTGGTACAGCTCGATCGGCTGACCGCTCTCGACGCTGGTCTCGGGCGTGTTGTAGTCCATTACTCGAACACCGTCACGATCGGAGAGAGCAGGCGGACAGTCTGAGCGTTGACGTCGAATTCGAGGCGCACCGCGTCAGTGTCCAGGCGCATCTTCTCGAGGAACGAGATCCGGCTGATGTTGGCGAGCAGCGTCGTGCCAGCCCAGGCAATGTCGACGGTCAGCCCCTCCTGCGTCGGGTCGAGACTCGCGGCACTGTTCACGATGTCGCGCATCAGAACCGTGCCGTTCGTCAGCTTGATGTAGATCGAATTCCTGGGCATCCGCTGACGGACGTGCTGGTAGTACCCAATGTTCTCGATCGCCATCGCAGTCGAGAGGTTGAGCAGATCGCTCTTCGGGACGATGTCGGGCGCGTCGCGCGGGACGTAGAACGTGACTTGCTTTCCGCGCAGCCAGTGCGCGAAGCGGCGCAGCTCCCAGCCGGCCTGCCGTCCCTGCGCGCGCAGCTCGAGCTGCAAACCGTGCCGCATGCCATCCCACGGAGACGTCTGCTCTCGCAAGCCGACACCGCTGTCGATGATCGACACCCTTGTCTCGAACGATTCGGAAACCGTCCCGTTGACAATCTGCCCCGACTCGATCACGGGCTTGCCCTTGTACAGCGTCGGGAAGTGCGCGATCGATCCCAGGTTCGCGTCGTTGTTGCTCGGAGAGAACGGCAACCGCATCGACGAGAGGTTCACCGGCCAACGCTTGACCTGCAGCTTCGACGGCAGGCGGCACGTCGCGAGCGGGAAGACCTGCGTGTTGAGGCCGAGGGGATAAGCGTTCACCGTCGGAGAATCGGACGTCAGCGTCGTGGCACCGATGGCCGTCAGGCTCAGCACGTCGAATGTCCCGTTCGCCGCGAGGATCACCGCGAGCCCGCCGACGCGGTAGTCACGGAAGGCGGTCGAATTGACGTTGACCACGGTGTCGCCGGCAAGCACGGCGACACTCAGGTCCGAATCGTCGAACCACACCGGCACGCCGAACTGTCGCGCGTGAAAATCGAACAGGCGGTTTTCGAAGTCCGACCGATCGAACTCGTCGACGAGGTACTCGTAATCGAACGTCTGCCGCGGGTTCTTGCGAAGCGCGTGGCGCCGCTCCTTCCCGCTCTTCGCTTGGATCACGTCCGTAAGGAAGGCCAGCACCTCCGCGTACGGGATCTCCGGGCGAAGCTCGAAGAGCACGATGCGCTCCAGCGAAATCGGAACGATCGTCGTGCCGGTGCTGAACTCGAAGACCAGGAACGAGTCAACGAATGGATCTCCGGTCGCGCTGATCTCGAGCTGCATCGCGAACTGCGTAAAGGGATCCATGACCACGGGCAGCGCCGGATCCCCAGTCAGGTCAACGCCTGCGCCAGCGTTGTTAGTGAAGACGTTCCACGTCTCTTGCCTGCGCGTGCTCGCGAGGAAGACGTAGATCGGAAGCGACTGCGACGACAGCACGTTGCCCAGGTCAAAGCTCCGCGGCAGGACGTGGAACTCTTCGAACCACACCTGATAGCCGCCCGAGCTCTTCTCGAGGGACTGGCCGCGGTACGTGGTCACGGACGCGGCGGGCGGCGTCACGATCGTGAAGCCGCTAATGCTCGCCGTCGGAGACGCCGGCTTGATGATCTGCAGAGACGGCGCCTGCAGCGTGATCATTCCCGCAGTGACGCGCATCACCGCAACTGCAGCAACGAGACCGCTGACCCTTTGGGGGAAGTTAGCCACGGGCGCCTACGGCACTTCGCGGTACATAACCCCGAGGAAGCCCGACCGACCGGCGATCGCCGCCGACGTCTTCTGCGACATCGGGAAGATGTGCCAGGTCTCCGACCCGATCACGATCGTCTCGCCCGCCGCGAAGTTTCGAATGTTCACGATGCGCGTATCGCTCAGCTTGCCCAGCAAGTACACGCGCAGGTTGCTCGGGTCCTTGTAGAAGCAATCGATGGGGTAGCCCGTGACGAACCCCGCGGCATTGTTCCCCATCGGGTTGCCATACGCGCTCGCGATCACGCCGCCGCGGCCGCCGGCAATGATCTGCTGCCGAGCGTTGCCAGCCGTGTCGAGCAACAGGTTCGCGCTCGAGGCCGTGTTGCAGACGCCCCACACGGCCGCGCCCTGATTCGCGAGACCCGACGCGATGCGCACGGTCGCATCCCGCAGTCGCGTCGTGGTCGTGCCCAGCGCGTTCAAAAGGAAGCTGTGCACCGCGTCTACCGGCGTCGCGTTCGTCGCCTGATTGACGAAGTGCCCATAGACGTACTCGCCGCCGGTCCAGTTGTTCCCGAACTTGTCGAGCTTGCCGAACCCGAAGTGCCGGAACATCCCGGTCGTGATTTCGACGACCACGTGGATGTAGTCCGCCGGCGCCGTGTCGTCGGCGAAGAAGTGGTAGGAGGGGAACGGGCCGTTGCCGATTTCGCTCACGCACCGCTCGGCCAAGAAGTTGGCCGACGTGCCGCCGGGCGCGGTGTTGTACCCGTTGTTGCTGTCGGCCGTGTGCAAGCCCGGAGCCGTGGCGGCGCTGCTCGAGCCGGTCGCCTGGTGCACGCTCACCGCATTGCCGGCGGCGATCGACGCCGGGTAGCGCATCGAGAACGACAGGCTCCCCTTCTTCAGCTCGAACCAACGGTTCGTCGTGTCGGGGTTCGGCGAGTAGATCGACGTCCATCCGCCGTGCGTCGTCTGCGCGAACGTGTCGAGCTTCGAAAGCAGATCGACGAGGCTTGACGCGCTACCTGTTGCGTAGGTCATGGATCAATCCTCGCGCAGCGCCAGGAACGAGTAGGGTTGGACGCGCGTTCCGTTCTGGAAGATCGTGTAGGCGCTGCTGCCCTGCAGCACGCGGTCCTCGCTCGTGATGCCGCTCCCGCCCTGATCGAGCCAGAAGACGCCCTCCACTTCACCGTACAGGTAGAACAAGATGCTGACGTCGTCGCTGCGCGAGTAGCCGACCGGGAACAGCGGGAACAGATCGCCACCAGTGTCGGGCGTGCGATAGATGCGAGTCGCGCTGGCCGCGAGCGTGATTTGCTCGGGCCAGAAGCCGCCTGCAGCGGGCTGGTCCCACGTCTTGTCGTCGTTGACCGATTGCTGATTCTGCACGCCGAGGGGGATCGCAACGGCGCGCGGCGGGCCGATCGTGCTGTAGGTCGGCGTCAGGCTCACGTTCGAACCGATCGTCGCGACCCTGCACTGAATCCAGTTGCCCGTGATCTCCCACACGAATGCGGGGCCGTTGTTCCGCGAGATCGGTTCGGACAATCCGCCCCAAAGAGAAGCCGTGTCCCTGTACCAAGCCTTCGGGCGATCCGACGCGCCGGCAACGTACAGCGGGTACGGGATCTCGGTCGCAGTGCCGAACGGGTTCAGCAGGCCGAACGACAGGTGTGCGTAGTACGTCGTCGAGGCACCCTGCACTCGCACGATCATGACGACGCGCCGGCCGGTGACGCTCAGCCACCAAGTCATGTTGAACGCGTCCGCGGCCTTCAGCGGAACCCACGCGCCATCGCCCGAAGTCGTCAGCGTCGTGATCGCGCCGTTGTGCGCGTTGCTCATCCCAGCCTCGAGGATGTTCGCCTGCTGGTGCAGCGGCAGCGCGGCCGACCACGTGGTCATCCCGTGCAGCGACCAATTGTGGACCGTGTTCGCTCCGCTCTCGTCGAGCTGCGAACTCCACGTGTGGATGCCGACGAGCGGATCGATCGAGCTGCCAGCGTCGCCCTGCAGGATCACGATCGTGTCGCCGGCGAGGTCGGACCAGGTCACGTTCAGCGTGGCGAGGTTGTCCCCCGTGCCGCTGTTCGAAGTCAGCACCGCGTTCGTTGGGTGCACCTCGTAGCTGCCGGCGCTCGTCAGCGTGACCGTCGCGACGCCGCTGCCGGCGCCGCCCGTGAGCGTGGCAACCGTGAACGTGGCCGCGCTGCCACCGACCGAGAGCACGCCGCCGATCAGCGTCAGGACGTTGCCGACGTTGTACCCGTTGCCTGCGGCGCCGACCGTGGCCGATGCCGCGACAGAGCTGCGCGCGAGCTGGGTCCAGCCCGTGCTCGCGAACGTCAGGTTGAACGTCGCGCCGATGCCGGCGCCGGTCGTCGCGCTCTGCGCGTTACCGGTGGTCGTCGTCGGGTCGACCGTGTAGCAGCCGGCACGGTAGATGCGCGCGGCCGTGATGACGCCGGCCGCGACGGTCACGACCTCGATCTTCGCGACGAGCGTCGACGTCGAGCCGGTCGGGTCGATCGTGATGACGTCACCGACTGCGTGGCCCGTGCCGCCGGCGTTGATCGCGATCGCCTCGAGGTGACGGCGCGTCAGGTTCTGCACCAGCTGATTCAGCAGGTCGATGTAGTCCGTCGCTGTTCCGACGTTGAAACTCACGCGCGCCTCACAGTCTCGGGGTTCCGGCGAATGATGTTCAGCACGCCCTGCTCGCCTTCGGGCGTAGCCAGGTCGCTCTTGATGTCTCCCTGGATCACATTCGTAATCGGCACCGTGACGTTGGGCGCGGCCACGTTGACGTTCGGCGCGCGATCGCCACCCATGCGCGCAGCCGTCTCGCCGGCGGGGATGACTTCGCCCGATCCCTTGGCCGTGATGATCTCAGGGCCCTGCTCGCCAACGAGCAGCGTGTCGCCGGCATTGAAATCGCCGCCGGCAGCGTGCGGCGAAAGACCTGGAATGCCGCCGATGGGCGCACCGCCGAAGAGTGCGAACACGGCCTGCTGAACGAGCAACCGCGCGACGTCGTCGAGCAGGCTGTCCACGAACTTGCTGAAATTGAATTCGCCGGTACGGGCGAAGGCGACCAGCGAATCCTCCGCGCTGCGAAAGGCATCCGTGAGCGAACGCTGGATCGCCTCGCCGGCAGGGTCGACCTCCTCGACGATCTTCGCAGCGCCTTCGGACACACCGCCCTGCGCGTCGGACAGCATGCCAGCGGCCTTCGCGGCGTCCTCGAGCACGGCACGGTACTCGTCGACGGTGATCTTGTCCGCTGCGAGCAGATCGTTCAAAGCCTGCTGGGTCTCGAGGTACTTCTCCTGCGGGCCATTGAGCGAATCCAAGATGTCGGCTTGCAGCTGCAGCTGTTCGTTCTGAGCCCTCAAGGCTTCGATGCGCGCCACCTCTTCGGGCGTCGCATCGATTCCCTGGCTCTTCAGCTCGTTGACGATCTGCAGCTGCTCGGCCAGCTCCTTCTGCCCGACGACCTGCAGAGCGAGCACGTTGTTCTCCTGCTCGAGCCCGGCAATCGAATCGGCCGCTGACTTCTTCGACTCTTCGGCCACTTGCTTGACGCCGGCGAGCAGCTGCTGGATCGCGGACAGATCCAGGTTCTGCAGACCGCTCAAGTCGAGCGACGACAGGTCGATGCCCTTGAAGTCCTGGCCGAGTGCGGCCACGGCCTTGTCGAACTCCTCGGTCGAGATGCGACTTTGCAGCTGCAGCTGATTCAGCGCCTCCAGCTGCGCGCGGAATTGTTCCTGGGGTCCCTTGATGGCATCGAAGGCCTGCGCCTGTTCGCGAAGCGCCTGGGCCTGCTCAGCAGCCAGGCGAAGCGCGGCCTCCTGCTCGGGCGTCACGCCCTTACCCGTTGCCTTCTCGATCTCTGCCAGCTCACCGAGCAGCGTCTTACGGATGGCGAGCTCGCGCGATGTCTCGACCAGGCCAGCTGCCTGAGCGACCAAGCCTTCGGACGTCTTGCGCACAGCATCGTCAAGTTTCGTCAAGGCCGCTTCCTGCGCGCGGATCTGCGCGAGCGTGCGGCCCGTACCGTCTGACAGCGCGGCCTGCTCCTCGCGCAGCTTCTCGATGCGCGCGATCAGCGGATCGATGCGCGCCTGCGCCGAGGCCGTGTCAGGGAACAATCCCTGCGCCGCCTGCTCCTGCACGCGCTCGAGCGTCTTCTCGACGTTGGCGATCGACTGCGTGAGCAAGTCCTCGTCGGTCAGGAGGAACTTGTCCATCTCCGCCTTCGTATCGCGCGCGGTCTGCTGCACGTCGATCAAGTGGTCGATCAGCAGAATGATGCCCGCGCCGGCGGCTGCGACACCGAGGATCAGCGGATTGAACAGCGCGCCAGAGAGCACGCCCTGCAGGATCGTGCTCTGCGCGATCAGGGCACCCATCGCGCTCAACGCTGCGGGCAGGGCTGCCACGGCGAGCACGATCACGCCAGCGGTCAGGATGTCGATGTGCTCGCTGGCGAAGACGATCACCGAAGCGAGCGCTCCGCTAACCTGGGTGGCCTGATCCGCGGCGCCGACGAACTCGACGATGTTGTTCTTCAACACGACGAACGCTTGCGAGATCGTGGGCACCGACTTTGCGAACCGCGTCTCCAGCTCTCCGCGGCTCTGCTCGAACGCATCGAGAATCACCTGCGCAGTCAGCTTGCCGTCTTCGGCGAGCCCACGCAGCTCGCCACGCGTCACGCCGAGCGACTTCGCGATCACGTCCGCCACGACAGGGAGCTGCTCGAGCACCGAGCGCAACTCGTCTCCGCGCAGCGCGCCGGAGGCAAGGCCCTGCGACAGCTGCAAGAGGCCAGCGCGCGACTCTTCAGCCGCCGACCCGCCGAGCGCAACCGCTTGATTGAGCGATTTCGTGAACGCCAGCGTCTCGTCCTGTGAAATGCCGAGCGCCTTCACGGCCGAGGCCGTGCGTGTGTAGACCTCAGCCACCGCATCGAACGCACCACGTGTCTCGTTCGCGATCTGGAACAGCTGGCGCGTCACGCTGTTCAGTTCGGCCTCGGATTCCGTCACGGTCCGGATCCGGTTCTGCATATTCGTGTAGGCGTCGGCCGCCTGCCCGAGCTCGCGGACGATCAGGGCCACGCCGATGCCGGCAAACGTGTTCCTGATCGTCCTCTGTAGCTTGTCGGCCGCCGTCTCCGTTTCCTTCAAGCCCTTGCCAACCTGCTGCGCGCCGCTGACGGCTTTCGCGGGGTCGATCGCGACTTCGATGTGGAACGTTGCGGCCATGTCGTCTCAGGTTCTACTTCACTCGCGGTTGTACCGACCACCGTCTTTTTTCGACGGCGTCTTCGGCGGACTGTGCGTCCTCACGTACCGATCGTGCTCGCCCTTCATGTACTCGAGATACCCGGCGTCCATCTGCCTGATGATCCTCCAGAAGATCGGCAGCATCGACTCGTCGAGCCCTGAGTACGCACCGTAAGTCATCACGCGCGACCAGGGAATTCGGCCGAGCGTCTGAGATCCAGCACCCGTGCGTTCGGTTGCGAGATCCCAGTACGCCGCGATGTACCACTCCTCGCCAGGCAAGAGCACCGGCTGCTCTAGGAACCAGTCGGGCGGCTCGCGCCCTTTCTCGAGGCCGGCCTCGATAGAAAACTCGTCGCGTCTGAATCGAAGTTCCCATTGAAGCCGGCTGCTCAGTTTTTTGCGGTCTCCTCGACGTCTTCGGCCGCGAGCTCGTCTTCGCCGAGGAAGTTCGCGGGCACCGCGGCGAAGTTCCGGATCTCGTCCATGATCCACGGCGGGAGCGCGGCGAGGAACGCCGTGCAGTTGTCGGCGTTGAACTCGACCGCGTTGCCGTTCGAATCGTAGATCCCTTCCCAGCCCTCGATCACGTGCCTGGGGAACAGCTGCACGTCCTGCTGGCGATTGCGCTCGACCATCTCCGCGTCGATGCGACCCTGAGCGATGCGGCGCATCTGCCCGGTCTTCGCGTTCGCGCGGGCCACCGCATTGAAGTAGCCAGCATTCGCCTGGCCGGCATTGCGCATGATGAGCTTCGGCAGGATCAACGCACCCGTTTCTGCGTTGAGCAGTCGCGGCTTGATCGGCAAGTGGAAGTCGGCGGTATTCGCCTTCGGGTTGTACCTCGCGAGGTGTTCGAAGCTGGGTTGAGTCATGGTGTTTCCTTTGGTGATTTCGCGCGCAGGTAGTGGAAGGGGAGCGGCGCGCGCGCGGCCGCTCCCCCTATCGTTTCCGGTTCGGCCTACGCGGCCGGGTAGAACGCGAACAGCGACACGCCGATCGACGTCTGGAAGAAGCTGTCGACGAACGCGGACAGCGTCAGCGGGATGCGCACCGACTCGTTCACCGGCAGCTCGACGCCCTTGTAGGAGAGCTCGGCCGACGGGATGTCGATGCTGATCGCGCCATCGGCGTTGCGCTGCACCCAGCCAGCCGTCACGGTCGTGCCAGCGAGCACGCGCGCCACGACCGTCGGCGAGGTGAACAGCACCGTCGTCTCGACGTCGATCTCGAAGTTGCCGTTGTTGATGTACTTGTTCCCGAGGAACCCGAGCACCTTCTCGCCGGCGACGTTGTTCGCGAACGTCGTGACCATGTCCTTGAAGTCGGACGTGAGCCCCGTCTCGTCGACATCGAGGATGCCGAGACGGAAGAAGTCGGCGGCCGTGTTGAACGCACCCGTGCGGATCGGCTGGATCGGCGTGGCTGCGTTCGTCTTGCGGCTGGCGTCGTTCACGATCGCGTCGCTGGTCGTGCCGACGAATCCGAACTTGATCGTCGCCTTGTTGGCGAGCGGGTTCGCCAGCTCCATGACGTTCGCCCGCTGGCCGATGTTGTACCAGTAGCCGTTCGGGTTGGCGACCGGCGTCGGCGGCGTGGTCTCGTACAGGTTCGGCAGCGTGGACTCGAACTGCACACTGCGCTCGAGATACGCCGCGTTGTCGACCGACACGTTGCGGATGAACTGGCCGAACAGCAGGTCGACGCGAACCTCGGCTCCCGCGGATCCCGTGTCCGTGCCGTCGCTCGCGAGGAGACGCGAGTCCAGCTTGTCGAGCGTCAGCGCGCCGGCAGCGATCGCGCGCACGCGCGCGCCACCGTAGCTGCGCGTGCCGGGGGATGCCGTGGCACCGAAACGGTTCGTGCTGGTGTCGCCGCCCACGTGGATGCGCTGGCCCACGGTCAGGCCGAGCGTCGTGAAGTTGATCGGGTTCACCGACGCACCGTTGCCGCTGGTCAGCGTGCCGATCGTGCCGACGACCGCGAGGGCCAGGTCACCCGCCTCTGCGCGGATGCCGCACACATGCACCTCCGCGTTCGTCGGAGGCGTCTCGGCGGTGAGCGTCGCCACGGTGTCGAGCAGCACGCCGGCGAGTCCCGTGTCGGCAGCGAGAATGTGCAGACCGTTGTTGGCGGCGTTCGCGTAGCCGAACGCGTACAGCAGCGAGGCAGGGCCGCCAGCCGCGCCGAACTGGATCTTGGCTGCCTGGGCGGCCGTCGCTGCGGGGATCGTGAACCCCGTCGTGAGAGCCGGCGCCGCGCGGAAGATCAGATCGTTGTTCGTCGCGCTCGCGTACACAAAGGCCTCGACGAAGTGACTGATCGCCGTCATCGTCAGGTCTTCCTCGAACTCCGTCGGCGACTCCTGGTCGACGATCGTCCCCTTCCGCCGCTGGCGCAGCTTCGAGATCGGGCTGCGCGCCACCTTGGTCGGATTGGCGCCGTACGCGCTGATCGTGTTCGGCTCCGTCAGGAACCACGTCGGCGACACGGGCAGTACGCCGAGCGACTGTTCGATCGCGTAGGCCAGAGAGGTGTTGTTCGTGAGGACGCGTCCCATAGGTCAGGTCTCCGTTGTTAGAAGTACGGTCTGTGAAGTCAGCTGCTCTTTTCGACTGACACGATGGCTGCGACGAGCGCACGCTCAATGAAATTGGACGGCGCCTGCGAGCTCGAACCTTGATCGAGAAAGATCACGTAGGGCACGTTGTTCGAAATGAACACGGTGCCCTGCGGGAGCAAGTACGAATCCGCGATGGCCTCGGCCTTCGCGCGGTTTTCTGAAAGCCTGCCGGACGCGGAGCTCTTCGCGTCGACCTCATTCGCAGGACGATCCAGCCGTTCCTCGACGGGCGAGCCGACGCTCGGAGTCCAGGCGCTGCGCGCATGTCCGGTGTCGACGGGCGTTGCGCTCTGTAGTGTCTGCAGCGCGCGCAGCTGTAGCTTGCGGATAACCTCTGCACTTCCGCCCTGGATGATCGCGACGACCTCATCCACGTTCTTGAGCACACGACCAGTCGGAGCGCGACCCTTCAAATCGTCGAAGTCGTCTTGGACGCCCACTAGGCGACCTCCTCGTAAGTGAACGCGCCGCGCACGTTCACCTGGAACCAGGCGCCGGTGACACCGATCTCGAGCGGCGGGCTCACGTCGAAGAGCCAAACGGCGTTCGGGGATCGCAACGACTGCATCGCACGACGCACGATGGGCACGATCGTGTCGCTGAGCTTGTGCCCGTCGCCTGGCGCCGTGAAGACCTGCACGGTCAGGATGCCGCGCGAGACGAAACGCCGATTGCCGACGTTGCCCATCGTGTCCTGTCCGCCGTCGACATGCCGCACCGTCATGCGGATGAACGGCACCGGCTTGCCTGCTGCGTCGACGGCGGTCGGCTGATCCGCGCGCACGTCGTCGTACTGACGCGCGATCGCGGTCGTGATCGCATCGGCGGCGAGCGCTGCGTCCATTGCGCCAATCAGAGCGTCGCGGGCTTGAGTGATGGTCGTCATCGCTTCAGCGCCAGGATCCAGAGGACACTCGTCGTCGACGGCTTCAGCTGCGCGCGACCCACGATCTTCCAGGACACGCCGCCATCGAGCAGGCGGTCGTACCTCTCCAGGTCGACACCAGGGGCCGACGTCGCGGCCACGAGGCACATCTGATCGAACTCGGTCACGAGCTGGCCTACGGCGTCACGCACCTCTCGGCCGAGGCCGCCGCCATCCGACACGAAGCATGCAAGTACGCTCGTGCCAGGGTCCCCGCCCGTGCCCGTCGCCGGCGTGCTCGAGCTACCGCGCCAGGGCTCTCCCGGCGTGTCGGCCGTGCGGTTCTCTCTGACCAGCGCGACAGACCGTCCATTCGCCTCGACGAGACGCTTCGCGGTCGCTGCAGCGTTGGTGAAGTTGACCACTAGCGATAGCTGCCGCCGGCGGACAGCACGTACTCGGACAGCAGCTCGTCGGCCGCAGGGTAGGGATAGAACACGCGCGGCAGCGCGCCGTCGACGTACGTGCGCGACTCCTCGATCGGACCGACGATGTCGGTCTTGCTCTGGATCGCAGCGCCCGTCGAATCGATCACGGGATCGGGCGCAAGGATCGCAAGCAACGAACGCACCGCGTATTCTGCCGTCGCTTGCTTCAGCTTCAGCGGGATGCCAAAGACCTGCAGCCCCTTCGACGTGAACAGGTCGGCCTTCGGGAAGCTGAGCGGCTGCGGTGCCGTGTCGATGCCGCCGAGCAGCGTGGCGCCCGAGACCGTCGCGCCCGTGACCGTCGTCGTGAGCACGATCGCGTTGCCGCTCTCGCCGCCCATGTCGGCGACGACGTCGAGAACGGACGTGTCGTCGGTGTTGTGCGTGAGCGTAGCTTCGAAATTCTGCCGCGTGTCCTCGTGGTAGATCGTGCCCGCGCCGTCCGCGCCGATCGAAGCTGCGACTAGGTTGTCGATCGACTCCGCGACGTCGGCACCGATCAGGACGTCGTTCTCCTGCGCGAGCACGGCCACGAAACGGAAGACCTGCGCACCGATGGTCACGAGCTGCGTGGTCAGCGGCAGCGCGCTGAACGTGACCGTGCCGCTCGCCGCGCGGCCGATTATCATCGAACGCAGCGGACAGCCCATGAAGCGCGGGCCCCACCGCTTCTCGATGTAGTCCGTCGCCGCGATGATCGCCTGTTCCTGCCGCGGCGTGCCCACGGTGCTCCACAGATTCTCGGTCTGGCGAGCGCGGTCCGTCAGGTACGCGGTCACGAAGCTCGCGAGGCAGTATGCATTCGCGTTCGGAGTCCCCGCGCCAGTCTCCAGCACGAACGTCATGCGCGGAACCCCCTCACCACTTGCTTGTTGTAGACCGACAGAGGTTGGATCAGCTCAAAGCCGACAGGCGCCCCGGTCTGCAAGACGTCGGCGGGCAGCACACCGTTCGCGGCCGCCGCGAACGAACCGTTCGAATTCCGCGCCCACTCAGCCATCGGGCTGACGCAGACATTGCGAGCCCGCTCCTTGCCGCCGAGGAAGATCGCCGCGAGTCGACTGCCGGGAATGACCAGGAACATCAGCTCCATCTTGCGCCCGATCGTGAAGGCGCCGCCGTTGTTCCAGATCGCATGCGCGAAGTCGGTCCCGACACCGCCAGCTCGAAAGTGCAGCACGCCCGTCGATTCGAGCCACGCGGCAACGGCGCCGTTCGCTGCGTCACCGAATTCGAAGAGCAGACCTGCAGCCGTCGCGCCGTTGGTAATCCGCAGCGCGGTCTTGAAAGTCACCGGAGCGGTTCGCGCAGGGAAAGCAGCCGCGGGAATGGTCGCTGTCGGAATCGCGAAACTATGCGTGCGGAACAACTCAGGGACGCCGGCGAGAGACTGCCGTCGCTCGGTCGCGTTGAAGCGACCCGCCTGGAGAATGGCACCTTCGTTGTCGAGAGTCATGCGCGGAAGTGCCTCGGCCGCTGCTTCCAGTACACGGACAGGGGCTTGATCACGTCGAAGCCATTCGGCGCACCGGTCTGGATGACGTCTGCAGGCATCGGGCCGTTGGCCGCGGCCGCGAACGCACCGTTGGCGTTTCGCGCCCACTCATTCATCGGGCCGGAGCTGAACGCTCGCGCGCGTTCCTTACCGTCGACGTAGATCGCGGCGAGTCGAATGGAAGGCTGCGCAACGAAGATCAGCTCGAGCTTCTGACCAGTGGGAAACAGACCTTTAGTCCAGATCGCATGAGCAAAGGCCGTTGACAAGCCACCCGCACGGAAGTGCAGGCTGCCGTCGAAGTTGATCCATGCGCAGCAATTGCCAGTACCCGAGTCCCCGAATTCGAAGATCAAGCCAGCGCACGACCCGCCGTTCGTGATGCGAATCGCAGTCCGCCAGGTCACGGGTCCGGTTCGCACCGGAAACGCAGCTGGCGGAATCGTCGCCGTCGGGATCTGATACACGTGCGTCCGAAACTGCTCAGGCTCGCCCGCGAGCGCAAGACGACGCTCGCGGGCGTTCAAGAGAACGGCGCCCCGCTGACGGGCGCTCATCGAAATCGGACGTGCACGCTCGAACAAGGTTCAAGCTCCAACAGGCGCGCGAAGCGCCGGACGAGTCGAACCCGGAGCCGGCTTGCGGCGGCTCATCGCGTCGTCGAGCGCCGAGCTCGGACGCAGCTGCCGGATCACGTCCCTCACGGTCGTGCCGGCATCGATGAACTTCTCCGCGCGACGGCGACGCTCCTCACGAGCACGCTGCGACTGCTGGAGGTAGGCACGCACGTTGTCGTGCGGATCCTCCTTCGTGCGGATCTGATCGAGCTGGCGCGTGCACAGCTCCGACTTCGCGTGCAGCTCGGACAGCTGCTGGTCGCAACGGAGCTTCGTGCGGATCAGCTCCTGGCTCTTGTCGTTCATCTCGGAGATTGCCGCCCGCAGCAGCTCCTCCGACTGCATCAGCTCGATGAGCGGGACGTTGAGCGCCGATTCTTCGCCGAGCAGCTCGTCGACGCGCGCCGCGCCCGGCTTGCCGTTGGCCGGATTGATCTCCAGGGCGGCCAGCGTAGCCGGCCGCTTGGGGGCTCGTGTGGCCGCGCCGGCCGGAGGCAGGGAGGGCTGGGTATCCAGGGACTGCCCGACCTGGTGAGCGACAGGGGAAGGGGCGCGGGGGGCCAACGGAGGGGGGGCGGGCGGGGGCGTCCGGGCGAGCGATTCGTCCGGCTCCCGCGGCGTGTCATCGGCATCGTCCGGGCGCGGGGCCAGCGGACCGACCGCAGCGTGGTACTGCTCGATCATCGCCGGCGCCGTCTCGCGCGTGAACAGCGGCGCGCCGTCGATGATGTCCTGTCGCGTGACCGTGTCGCCGCCCAGGTTGGCGAGCTCGGCATTCACGACGTCGACACGTGCCTGTCCGTCGTTCGTCCAGTGCCCGTCGTTCGTCGTGTCGAGGCTCGCCAGGGCAGCGGCGAGGAGGGGAGAGAGCTGCGTCATCGGTGTTTCCTTTGGTCGTCAGGCGCTCAGAGATCCAGACGACGCTACGCGCCGGAGCAGCTTCGTCTTGTTCGGGTGCTGGCTGAGGGAGGGACGAGACCATGTCAACTCGCCCCTCCCCCCACCAGCTCGCATCATCAGTCGTCGCCCAGCAGCACGTACGACAGGTACACCTCGCCGTTGGCCGTGATCACCACACCGTTCGCGTCGATCGACGCGTCGGCGACCAGCAGGTTGAGGTTGACCTCGAGCGAGTCGTCGGTGTTGTCGGCCACGGACTGAACCGCGTTCGTGCCACGCGTCAGAGGCGACAGCTCGGCCGTGGCGGCCGACAGTGCCGTCGAAGCGATCAGGTCGACGTCGGCATTCGTGATGGTGCCGTCGTCGGCGGGCGTCGTGCCGATGCCGAAGTTGCCCGTCCACGTGTCCACGAGATTCGCACTCGTCGGACCGTTGAACTGCAGGTTGGCGACTCCGCCGAGAATCAGGATGTTGCCCTGCGGGAAGTCGCCGATCACGGCCGAGCCGAAACCGACACCGGTCAGGCCGGCAACGGTGATCGGCACGTTGCGCACCTTGATCGTCATCTTCTGGATCGGCGAGCGAAGCTGAGGTCCGCGCGTCAAAGAACGGGGAATGCCCTTGCTCATGTTTGTGTCCTCGTGTGCGGTTGCGGTTGCGGATTGTTCGTTCACTGGAGGCGGCGCGACTGATGCCGCGCCGCCCACGTTGACGTCAAGATCAGGACTCGCGCGTGATCAGGCGCGCGAACTTGATCTGCTTCCGCTCGGGACGACGACGGTCCCACGAGGTCGCGATGTTCAGGTTGTTCGTCGACGCCGCGTTCGACGGACCGCCGCTCGGAGCCGTGCCGATGTAGGCCTGACCGCTCGGGTGGATGCACCACTGCACGCGCGAGTGCAGCACGTCCTGACCGCCGCCGTTGCCGGCCGCGGGCTGGCGCGCGACTTCGGTCGAGTCCGGGTTCGATCCGACACCGAGCGCGACGGCGCCAGCTCCGAACAGCCAGGTCTCGTAGACGCCCGCCACGCCGGCCGTGCCAACGCCGCGCACCGCGCTCGTGCCCGTCGGCATCCCGTCGTCGACGATCACCTCGCGACCGAGGAAGGTCGGGATCGTGATCCGGCCTTCGCTGTCGGGGATGAAGTCGATCAGGTTGTTCTTCTGCATCCGGTTGTAGACGACCGAGTGCACCATGACGCCGGTCAGGGCTTCCATCGAGTCGCCCATCGTCAGCGCCGCGTCGAGGAACGCTTCCGCGCTGAAGTTGGTCACGCCGTCGACGAAGGCGGCGCCCACGATGTCGTTCGAGTAGTCGCCCGCGTCGTTGACGCCGTTGTCCTTCGAGACGCCCTGCATGGTCGCGATGAACGCGGCCTGCAGACGGCGCGCCCAGTAGAACGCGACGCGCTCGGCGATCGCGCTCATCGGGTCCGCGCCGGCGAGCGCACGCGCCAGGCGGGCGGTCGACCACGACTGGTTGCGGTTCAGGCGAACCGCAATCTCGGTGTCCGTCTGGATCTTCTTCGGGACGGAGTCGCTCAGCGTCGTGCCGCCGGGGATGCCCGAGAAGAGACCGCCGACGGCCGCCGCGGTCAGGCCGATGATGTCGGCGACGCTGTCCGTGCTGACGTTCTCGGTGTCGTTGTCCAGGTCGCGGAACGACGGGACGTTGAACGTCAGACCGCCGCCGGCGAGCAGGTTGTCGATGAACGGGTCGCGCGCCAGGATGCCGCTCTGGACGATGCGCGCCTTCTGTTCCGTCAGCTGCTGAACGTAGGGAGTGAAAATCGCCGGGACGACGACGTCGGAGACTTTCGTGAGGGGTCCGGTTGCCATAGTGGGCTCGCGTGTATGTCAGGCCTTCGAGGAGTAACCCGCGAAGTCTGCGACCATGCGCCGGCTTGCCTGGGGCGCACTCTTCCGCTCGTCCATGCCGAGCTTCTGACCCCTGCGCTTCGGGAGCCGCCGGCGGCATCACGCCCCTGCGACTCCCGAAACTTGGCGCTGCACCGCGCCTGCCGTCAAGAACTTTTCGGCTGGCTGGCTACTTCTTGGCAGCGGGCATCGGGCCGCCGAGCTTGGTCCCTGCGGACTTTGCGGCTTGTTCGGCCTTCTCCTGGCCGTGCTGCTTCAGGTACGAACCCTGCGCGGTCATGTTCCAGCCCTCGCGAGACCAGGGGTTCGGTCCGCCGATGAATCCGACGCCGCCGCCAGACCCGCGCGCACCGCCGCCGGTCGAGCCGGGCAGCCAACCGGGACGCTTCTCGACCAGCTCGACGAGCCAGTCCTTCGGCAGCGAGCCCGCAGTCACGCCACTCAAGCCTTCCTTCGCGATCCACTTCCCGTCGTCGGTCAGCTCGAGGTGGCGCTCGGCGTACATCATCACGTCCTCGTGATGCTCGGGCAGGATCTTCGCTTCGATCAGCAGCGGGCGCAGCACGTCCTCGCGGTTGCGCGTGCGTTCCTTGCTCGACAGCTTCGTGTTCGACTCGAGCAGCTCGTTCTTCTCCTTCTCGAGCGCCTTCAGCTGACGCTCGAGCGGAGCGACGCGCGTCTTGACGATGCCGTCGGCGCGCTTGTTCGCCAGCTCCTCGAGCTTTGACGCGTCCAGCTTGTTGCCGGCCGCGGCTTCGAGCTCTTCGATTCGATCCATCTTCGCGATGACCTCCTCGTGCTTCAGGTCACCCCACGCGCCGAGCTTCGCCTTCGTCGCGGCGTGCTCGGTGCGTTCCTTCTCGAGTGAGACGTTGATGCGCGCGACATCGGCGCTCGTCTTCACGCCGGCGATGCCTGTCAGCTCGTACTTGCCGGCTTTCTCGGTGTACAGCTCGCGGAACGGTTCGGGGATCTCGTCGAGCTTGTCGTGGACGTCCTTCAGATTGGGCATGGTCGTTTCCTTTGGTCGGTCGATCGGTCAGGGGTTGAAGTGTGCGCTCACTTGAACTCCGCAGGATCGAGCCCCGCGGCAGTGAACGCGTCTGCGTGGAACTTCGCCAACTCGCTCAGCGGGATCTCGTTCCCCGCCTTGTCGACGAAGCTCGACAGCTCGAGCGACCCACTGCGGAAGAGCTTCCCGCGAGTCGGCCCGAGGATGTCGTTCTGGAACTGCGCCGACTGGCGACGCAGGAACTGCGTGTACGTTGTCTTCGCCGGCACGACGCCTGTCAGCTCGCGCATGCGCGCACGCGCGAAGTCGTCGAAGGAACCCTTGTGGCCGAACGGCAGGTTGTCGCGATCCGCGCCGGTGATCTTGCCGAGGCCGTTCTTCTCCGCGTACTCGCGCACCAGCTGCTGCTGCGTGAAGTTTCGCACGGGGCGATCGCCGATGACCTCGCCGTCGACGATCGGCGCGTACAGTGATCGCTCGCCGTAGTGCAGCGGCAGCTTCGGGCCCGTGCCGACGTCATAAATCTTGCCGTCCAGCGCGCGGCAGATAGGCGTCGTGCGCGAGTCGAGCGTCGCGACGAAAATCTCCTGCGGCGCAACGTCTACGTTCGCCAGCGCGAACTCGCGGCGCGCTTCGGCGCCGACACCGTTCACCATCGTGCGCGTGATCGCCGCGGCGTTGCGGCGCGTGATCTCAGTCGCACCGTCTGTCCCTTTCAGCGAGACCGTGCCGACGATCCGCCGGCTGATGTCGGGGATAGATTCGCCCTGGACCATGCCCATGCGCACCGACTGCTCGATGCGCCGCACGTCGGCGTCCCGCATCTTGTTCAGCGACTGCTGCAGCGTCTCGCCGTTGAACGAACCCTGATTGACGATCGCAGCCAAGCGCGACACCTCGGGCAGCGCGAGCCCTAGCTCAACTGGGAAGATCGTCTCCAGAATCTGAACCTGGAAGGCAGGCTCCGCGCGCGCATACGCGCGCAGCTCCTCGAACATCACCGCGTTGACGTCCTTCCAGGCCTCGACCCTGGTCTCGCGCAGCTTCTCGATCAGGCGCAACGTGCGGTTCAGGTTCGCGTCGGTCAGCGACAGGCCGATGTTGCGGCGCAGTCGGTCAGCGATCTGCGCGCGCATATCGGACTCTGTCGCGTCGAGGATCTCGAAGATGCGCTGCCGCACGCCGGCCGTGAAACGCAGCACGCCGATCTGGTGACGCACCATTGCGTCGAACAGCTGCTGATTCCAGGAGTCGGCCATCTAGCCCACGCGCAGCTCTAGGCCTTCGCGCCGCCGAACGGAGGCTTCGCCGGCGGCTTCTCTCCGGGCTGCGCGTTGGGATCGGCGTTCGGGTCCGCGTTGGGATCGGCCTCGGGCCCGTTGGGGTCCGTGCTGCCGATCGGCTGCAGCGAATCGATCGACTGCTCCTCTTCGATCTGCTGCAGCTCCTCGTCCCACGTGTTCTCGGTGAGGTTGCGCTGCTGCATCAACGTGTGGATCGTCTGCATGGAAATCGGCGCGCCCATCGTCTTCGCGCCCATGAACGCGCCGAGCTCGGCGCCCTCCATGCGGTCGTCGACGAAATCCAGATTCGGCGTGACCTTCACGTCCTCGGGGTTCGCGCCCATCCACTCGGCCGCCATGCGCAGGAGTGTCTGCAGCGCGAACGCGCCGGAGGTTGCGACGCTGTTCAACGTCGCCGTGCGCGCAGCGACGCGCACCTTCAGCGCCTCGCCCGACTCGCGGCTGCGCGACGTCTCGTCGATCATTTCGCCGGCCTTCTTGCCAGCGCGCGTGTGATCGTTCTCGATCGCGCTGCGCATTTCGCTCAGGCCTTGCGAGTCCACGCCGATGAACTTGGCATCGCCGCCGATCGGGAGATCGATCGACGCGCCAGTGCCGATGCGATGCTCGGGCGAGTTGTCGACCTGCGCGCCGATGACGACGAGCGTGTCCTGTCCCTGCATGAACAGCGCCTGCCGGTAGTCGGCCTCGCCGCGGTAGATCGTCAGCGACAGGTTGGACAGGCCGAGCAGCGGTGCGTCGTCGGGCTCGGCGACGATGTCCTTCGCGTTGACGAACACGAACGGGATGCGCGGCATCGTCCTGCCGGCGATCGCCGGCGTGATCAGCTTCTCCTCGTTGAACTCGAGCGTGGCCGACGCGTTCGGATCCTGTGCCTTGGCATCGGCGTTGTCCGTGAACACGCCGACTCGATACACGCCCTCGCCCTGCGGCTCGTTCGCCTCGACGTCGCCGAGCACGAGCACGCGATACTTGTTCACGAACAGCCAATCGAACGTCTGCGGCTGGCGCTGGAACGTGCTCTCGTTCAGCGACACGAAGTTGAGCGATTCGAGCTGGCCCGACGTGCTCTGGCCCTCGTCCCAATTGATCACGTCCTCGGCGCGGTACATCGCGACATAGGGCAACGTCGCGCCTTGGCCTGGCGGAACCTCGAGCAGCAAGCCCAAGCGGCCCGTGATCAGCTGCTCCTCATTGATCCGGCGCAGCAGCATGTCGAGGCTCTCGTTCTTGAGCGTCGACTTCTCGCGCAGCGGCTCCATCGACTCGGGCAGGTCGATGACCGGCGGCTTGCTGTGCATCACGCCGAGCATGGACTCGACCGCGGCCTTGACCATGTCTGGATAGACCGCGCGCTTCACGTAGGCCGAGTACGCCTGCGCGCCCTTCGCATCGGGCGAGGCCATTCCGTCCTTCAGCATCCCCGACGTCGGCGGCAGGTACAGCGTGCCCTTCTGCTTCACCGCACGCTGACCCTTGAACGTGTCGCGCATCTGTTCCCAGTCGAGGATGAACTGCCCGTACAGAGGATGCTTGGCGTCGACGCTCATGGACTGGGACGCTAGCGCACCGAGGGCACGGCCGCCAAGAAACTTTCAGTAGGTGCCGACCACCTTGCCCGGCCTAACCCCCATTCCAGTAGCCCGCACGCGATAGCGCGTCTCGTCGCCGGCATGGTCTTCGGCCGCCGTGTCGACGTCGTCCATGTCCCGCTCGTCGCGCGGCAGGCTCAGGACGGTGCGCATCCACTGCGGGCATTCCTCCACGACCACGAAGAGGCCAGGGCGCTCGCGCGGCGTGCCCAGCTTGGGCTGCGCGGCCTTCAGCATCTTGCGCATGAGCTCCCAGCCGTTCTTGCGCGAGCCGGGCGACTTGTCGGACGGGATCCAGCTCACTCCAGAGTAGACACGGCCGCCGATGCGCACCGGCTGCTGGAAGTCGGTCGCAATGCAATTGCCGTTCTCGACTTTGAAAATCGCCGAGTCGGCCACGCCTGGATTCACGCGACAGGTCACAGTATCGCGCCAGCCCCATCGGATCTCGCGATCGACGATGCCCTCGGCGATCTCGCTCGCAAGCATGCGCACGCCCTCGTTGGGTCGACCGGTCCAGCCATACCACTCCTTCACGCGAATCAGGTCGCCGCGCACCGTCGAGTAGCAGCGGCCGTCGGACATGATCAGGTCGCTGCCATCGCTCTGCGCCCACCAGCCGACAGAGAACGGATGCGAGCTACCCCAGTCGAACGAGCGGTCGATGCGCCACGTCGCCGGCACCTCGAAGCGCGGCAGGCCGTTGTGCGCGTGCGACCACACGTCGCTGAACATGCCGCCGGCGATCAGGTTCCACGAGCCTTGCAGCCACGCATCGGCCATCGCGCTGTTCTGCGCGGCCGCGCCGATGTTGGCTTTGTAGTTCGGGTCAGAGTCGAGCAGGATCTTGTTCTCGTCGATGTGCCCGTGGATCGCGACGCGCACCGGCTCGAGCTCACCCTTCGTGTTCTTGCTGTCCGCAATGACGATCGTCGACCACCACGCACCGAACAGGCGGAAGCGTTCCTTCACCCAGTTGTGTCCGACGCCGTACGGATTCGTCGTGCTGCGCACCATGCGCGGCGCCTCGGCAGGCAACGAGCTCGAGCGGTTGCAGCTGAACATCATCTTGTAGCAGCCGTCATCGGCCCAATTCGTCAGCTCCTCCCAACCGATCCACGGGTACTCGTGGCCGTGATATTTCCAGTAGTCCTCGTGCTGCTTCATGTGCCGGAAGAACAGCACTTCACCGCCCGGCCACTCCCAAGCCATGCGCTGACGATTGAACATGGCCGAGGGGAAGATCAGGCGGAACCATCGCTCGCTCTTCGCGACGACGTCGGCGAGCTGCGGGTACGTCTGGCGAAACAGAATGCCGCGCCACGCTGCGCCCCAGCCTCTGCCCGTGTACTGAGCGAAAGACATCAAGAGCGCGTCCGTCTTCCCCGGCCCGCGCGTCCCGTGATACAGGCACTCTGGCAACGGGCAGGACATGAACTCTTCCTGGCTGCCCGGCTGCGGGCACCAATTCACGAGCTTGCCGTCGACGTAGCGTTCTGTCGGCGGGCCAGAGACAATCGCCACGCGCGCGAGCGCGAGCGCCTCGTCGAATGCGCGCTGCTCGTCTTCAGCCGCGACGATCGCGGGCTCGAAAGCGGCGGCCATGCTGAGAGACTACAGCGGACCGTTCGTCAAGCCCACGAGCGAACCGAAGGCGGTCACCGAGTAGGTGTTCCAGTCGATGCGCTCATCGTAGGACCAAAACTCGACCTTGACTTCGTCCGCGGTCACAGCCTCGAGCCCCTCGCGCGATCGCAGGATCTCGATCAGCTTCGACAGCGTGTGGCAGGGAACGGCCGTCTTCACCGACTCGGCCAGGGTCGCGCGGTCCCAGCGAAAGAACGTGGCGCTCGGCCCCTCGTCGACCGCAGGCACAGTCGGCTGCTCGGGCTCGGCGTCCTCGTCGACAGCGACAGACACCTTCACCACGGGCGTGTCCTCGCCAACGCGGCCACTCGGTTGATAGGTGATCTTCCCCACCGGCTTGCCCAGCTTCGTCCACGTGCTACGCACGATCGCCTCGGCCTCAGCGACAGAGCGACCCTTGGCCGTGCACTGATTCGTCATCACCTTGCCGCCCAACAGCTCGACGGTGAAGAAGCGCACCGTCTCACGTTTGGGAGCTTTCGTCTCACCGTCCACGTCTTTCGGATCGCGTCCGCCCCAGGTCGGCGGCGCCGGCGGCGTGCTCGTCTCGTTGACCGGCGGCTCATTCGACTGGTCGAGACCGCCCTGCGGCTCGGGAGGATCGATGGGCAGCGGCGGCACGGGCGCAATCGGCTCGACGGACGTCGCAGCTCGCATGCGCGCACGTGCACGATTCGCACGGCGACCGCTCTCGATTGTCCTCTCCTCTGCAGGGGAGGGCATGACGGCCGGCATCGGCGTCAGGATCTCGGCCGGCGAAGCCACTAACACCACTGGCTCTGCCGCCACCGGCGCCAGCTCGAGCGTGCCGATGATCGACAGCGCACGCCCGCCCGAATGCTTTGACTCCTCGAAGTGCTGCACCTCGATCTCGACCCACTTGCCGTCCTGCCAGATGGCAACCCTCACGGCGCACTTCCTATTTTTGCGGTCGACTTGAGGGTCGCGAGCACGTTGCCGAACAGCAAGTCGCTACCGAGCCTGTCGGCTGCGATGCCGCTCAGGTACTGCTCCCAGCCGGGACGCTCGCGCGCGAGCATGGCAAGCGCCAGCACGATCGCCTGCCGATCCTCCTCGCTGACCTTGAACTCAAAGTCGAGAACTTGCTTGCCGTCCAGCCCGATCTGATTCTTCGCATCGCCGATCGTGATGCACCGCGCTGCAGCGCGCCTGTTCTCGTCGGCCTCGGCCTTCACGCGATTGACGAACGCGGTCAGGTCGATGAGGTACTCACCGGCAACGCGCGCGATCGCTGGATCGACGCCCTCAACGAACAGCCGATGCCCCTGCAGCTTGCACGGCAGCTCGCTAATCGGCGGCGCGAGACCGAGCAGGACATAGCCCGAGCGCAGCAGCGCGCCCTTCTCGAGCGGGAGGTCAGAGCGATGGATCAACCGCTCGGTCGACTCGGCCTCGAGCACGTAGGCGATGCGACGCATCACGCGCGCACCCGTGTAGCAGGATGGCTGAGCGGCCTCAATGTCCGCTGGCTTCCACTCGCGCAGCTTCAGCCAGTCGCCCACCTTGAAGTCGCGATCGTCCCTACGCAGCTCGAACAACTTCTCGCCGCGCTCGATCGGACCGAAGAACTCGGGCCACACCTTCAGGTCGTGAGTCGTCATGGTCAGCTCGCCATCCCAATCTTCGGCCGCTTGTCGCACGCGCTGCACAGGTCGGGCTCGACCCAGCAACAGCGCAGACGCTTGCTCTCGTCGACGCACGCCTTCGAGTCGGTGCAGCCGCACACACGACAGCGAGAGGGAGCGACGTAGTCACGCTTGCCCCAGTCCTTCCGCACGGGCGCCAGTCGGTTCGCGACGACGAAGTCCTCGACGAGACGAGCGACAACGCCGAAGTCGTGCGCCTTGCTCATCGTCACCGGCTGCGCGCGCGTCGACAGCCAGGACGTGAACGCGTACAGGGCCTCGGTCGCGGTCAGGTTGTCGAATTCGGACAGGTCGTTGCGGCGCGGCTTGATGCTCATGGGGCGCACAGCCTGCCAAGCGATCGAGCAAATGCCAACTAGCCGGCCACGTTTCGCTTCAGGTCTTCCAGCTCGGCGCGCAGCTTGGCATTCTCGGCCGCGGCCTGGGCCTGCTCCTGCAGGTGCTGCAGCTTGGTCTGGCCGGCGCCCTTCGCCAGCAGCGTGATCGCCGCGTTGGCTCCGGCCAGCATCTGCTGCGTAATGTGCAGCTGCACGCGCAGGCCGGTGTTCGCGGTCTCCGCGTTCTCGAGCTCGCGCACCTTGGCCGAGAACTCGAGCCGCGGCACGGGCTCTAGGATGATCGACGTCGCATCCGGCTCGGTCGATGGCTCGGGCACAGCCTCAAGCTCGGCCGTCTGCTGGTCCAGCTCTTCTGCAGCGAACGCACGCTCGAGCGCGCTCATCATCGCGGCCGTGCACTCGTCGCACTTCCACGGCGTCAACGGTCCACCTGCAAGGCCGCAACGCGTGTTGCCGCAGCCCTTCATCCACTCGCGGAAGATGTCGCGCGGCTTCACGTTGGATCGCTCGTCCTGGACAGCTCGCGCAACAGCTTGCTGACCATCGCCTTGGCCTGGCGCAGCTCCTCTTCCAGCTTGTCGATGTGCAAGCGCAGCGCGGAGTTCCTCGTCTCGAGCGCCTCGATGCGGACCTTCTGCCTGGTCTCGAGGGGCGTGTTCACATGCGCGCGCCGCGGACGAGCATGCTGTCGAGCCTCGACTGTTCGCCCTGACCCGGCGCCCAAGTCTGCGGGCCGTACTGGCTCGCGCGCTCGAGCCAGCACGCGCTGGGCTGGAGCTTGTGCAGCGCGACGCAGACGGCGCTCCAGTAGCCGCAACCGGGATCGCCGCCCTGGCGCGCGCCGGTCGCCGAGTGCAGCTGGCCGCCTTGCGAGTACGTGAACGCAGGCACGCTCGGATGGCCGTAGATGATCATGCTCGGCAACGCACCCAATGCGTTCATCCACTGGACCGCGCACGACGGCACGGGCTTGTTCAGGCGCTTGCAGCACGCGAGCAGACCCATCAACGCGAACCCCTGGTGGAACGAGTACACGATGTCGGGCTGATCGATGTTCGCGTCCGTGTCGCGCGAGAGCTGGCCCGTCTCTTCGATCGCGACGAGCGTCAGGATCTCGACGAGCGCCTCCATCCATGCAGTGTTCACGGGCGCACCGAGCACGCGCGAGCACTTGTGTTCCATCGCCTTCGTGTAGGCAGCCTGCCCGAGACAGCGCAGGTCCGTCTTCGGCAGACCCGTGTGCGGATGCGCCTGCGCGTACGCCTTCAGGTTCGCGAGGCTCGAGGGGAACAGTGCGCCGTTGACCACCTCCGTGATCGGACCGTCGAGCGGGAACAGCTCGTCGACGTACGCCGAGCACTTCACGATCTGGCGCGCGAAGTACGGCTCGTGCGTCATTTCGAAGCCGGCCATGTACGGCATGAGTCGGCGCAGCAGATGGCCCCAGTCCGGCTTGGTCGGCGTGTTGTCCATCGCCTTCGCCCACACGCGCACGGCCTGCAGGTCGGGCTGCGAGTAGCCGAACCCGACACCCGATCCGCCTTGCTCCGCGGGATTCGTCGAGCCCCACGAGTGCGGCATGCAACCAGGCGCGCTCGGGATCGGATTCAGTCGGCACAGCCAATCGTTGTGTTCGTGTCCCTGGCCGGTCACCCACAGCGCATCCCAGTCCACACCGGGCTGCGGATCGGGATCCTCGGGCAGCACGAGGCTGAGCGGGCCAAAGTCACGACGGAACAGCGGACGCTGAAGGGTGACTGCGGTCATAGAACACCTCGCTTGGACTTTCGCTTCGACCTCGGCGCAACACGCACCGTGACCCTGCGCACGCTGACGTTCTTGCCAAACTTCTGCCCGCTGTCAAGGAACGCCTGCAGCGCATCCCCGCGCTTCCATCGGCAGGAGCAGATCAGCGGCTCATCTTCGCAGTACACGCACCAGCACAGCGCGGGCTTGATCTTCATTGAGTCGTGCTCCTTCTCTCGTTCGTGCCGACGTGCACGAACGCGCTCGCCTTCTTGCCTGGCTCGCTCTTCACCGCATTCGCCGCAAGCGCAGCCTTCACCCACGCCTCGGGCGAGATGTTCGCGGGCGCGACGAGCACGCCCGACTTGACGTCAAGCTCGACGTGTTGGGTTTCCTTCCAACCCGCGCGCGAGCGCAGCCAGAAGATCGCCGCGGCAGTCGAGCGCACGGCACCGTTCGTGCCAGTCGCCTGTTCGTACAGCGACTGCGCAACCTTGCTGTTCACCTTCGTGACGCCGTCCATGAGCTCGCGCCTGAAGTGCTCGAGCAACGTCTTCGTATTGATCGGCGCGGCGCTGCCGGGATGAATCACGAGCAGCGCGATCTGGTCGTGCGGGATCCCCATCGCCGCCATCGTCTCGACGCGCGCGCGGTCCTCGGGCGTCGGCAAGAACGGAGATCCAGGCCGCGCATTCGCAATGATTCCCGCCCGCTTGACCGCCTGCTTTGCATCTTCGCGCGCCAGTTTCAGATAGGCTCGCCGTTCGCGAGCGATCCGCGCACGCTTGGCCTTTCGCTCCTGGCGCTGATCGGGTGTGAGACGTGCCGGCACCGTCACAACATGCGACGCGCGGCGCGCGAGGGCAAGGGGACGCACTGCGGGCGAGGCGGATGGGGGGCGGGCACGGGCGCGCTGGATGGCCGCCTAGGATCGCTTGTGGGCCCGACGGCCGGATCAGGGAGTGGAAGGGGGCGGCCGGGGCTCTGGCGCGGGAGGACGGGCCAGGGG